AAAGCACCAGTATCAATCCCAATATCATCACCAGCTAAATTTGTTGGGTGTGTATATCTTGTAGCCCCACTATTATAAGCACTTACTACAGTAGTATTATTAGAGACTTCAGTATCAAAATCACTAACAGCTGATGCGGCTATTTGTCCTCCAGTTGTAGAACCTGCGTGTGTATGATTTGCATTTACCCAACCAGCTGCAGCAATAGTTGGTGTTGTTAAAATAAGGCCTGCAAGTGTTAAATCACCACTACCTCTATTGTGTGCAATTGAAGTGGTTCCAATATAAAATGTATCTGCCGGTTGAACTGCTGAATCAGCTGTTGATTGGGCTGCTGCGGCATTGGTTATACCAGTTGATCCTCTATCGTAAGCCGCTTTAACTCCTGTCGCGCTTGCTCTCGTTGTACTTGAAGTTGTGCTGGTTGAATCTGTTATTGAAGTATCACCAGTATTTGTACCACTCTGTCCAACTAAATATGTTTGATTGATTGCAGTACCTTGCCAAGTACCTGTTCCTATTGTACCAACAGTTGTAATATTTGCCTGAGTAAAGTGTTCATTAGCTGCGAAATTTGTTGTTGCATCATGATCAATCTGTGCTGAACCACTGAAGATACCTTGACTATTAATAAATACTAATGTATCGCTATCAGTATATGAGGTTACACCAGTTAAACTACTACCATCACCAAATACTTTACCAAACGAGCCAGTTGAAGTTGATGAACCGCTTACGTTTCCACCGTAATTAGAGCCACTTATAGTTCCATCAACTCTTAATTCAGAACCACCTATATGAAAAGCAACTGCTGGTGTACCTAAACCATGTGTTCCTATTCTATTTGCAGATGCATCGGTTTTAAATAGAGGATTATTAGAACTACCTTTAATGGTTACATCTACATTATTACCACCATCATTGAATGTAATATCGTGTGGAGCACCAGAAGAATCGTTTAAATCTATGTATGATATTCCACCAATATTAAATCTAAGTCTATCAGGTGTAAAATTAAGATAAGTGTTATCATCACCTTTATGATAGATGTATTGTGAAACTTCAATATTACCATCTGCTATTACGTGACCAAACGAACCAGTTGAAGTTAATGAGCCACTAACTCCGCCACCAATATAAGTTATTGCGCTTGATGATAATTCACCTTGCCAAGATCCACTAATAGTAGCTGAACTTAGACCCGGCTGTAGTGCATCTAATTTATCAAACATTTCATCAGACATTACACCCCAGTTACTAGAATCAGCTAATGGTAAAACTGCATTGGTTCCATCAGACGACACTATGTCTAATTTTGTACTATCGCGACTTACACTGAGGTTTGTGGATACATTTGTAACTTTCGCAGTATTAGCTGCCACTGCTGTATTATTAGCTACTTCAGTATCGAAATCACTAATTGTTGAAGCTGCTTGAGTTCCTGTATGATTACCTCTATCAATATAATAAGAACCATGTTGTCCATCGAGCAAATCCGCATCTAGGGCACTTAAAGCACCATCAACTGTTTTGATTGCTGTTAATATTTCTGCAGCACTTTGATCTGCGGTTGCGCCAGATTCAACAGAATCCAATAAAGTTTCTTGAGCATCTGTCATTAATCTTTTGTTTGATGCATCTGTAAAATTAGCAGTACCGAATGTGGGTGAAGCACCACTAATTACTGATTGGTCTAATGCTTTTACATCTGCAATAGATGTTAACTCACTATCCATTAACGCGCCAGCATTAGATCCAAGACCAGAATTCCAAGTGCCATTTGTTATTGTTTGACCACTCAATACTGAGTTTATTGTGGCAAATGGTAAAATATGTCTATGATTTCCTTTTGCATATTCTGCAACATTACCGTCAGATGATACTGTACCTATTCCTTCAGGATCAGCAATATATGCCTGCAAAGCAGGTGCGCCTAGTGATCCTGCAATTTGACTATCATTTGTAAATTGTTCTCTTGAGATAGAAGATCCAAATGTAGCTAAACCACTGCCGCCTCTAAATTCTATACCTGCTCCTGACATCTTAAAGAAACTATCTTCTGAATTATAAATTAATAATCCTTCTTGGGTCAATTCAACTTTTCGTGTATTGCTTCTTATTGAAAAATTATCAAATGTTATTTCTGTTTCAGGATATTCTGCTGTTGAACTACCTACTACAGTTTTTGTAAATGTTCTTCCATGCAAATCTGAATTTACGGATCCTTTATCACCTACAAATAGTGGTTTTTCAATTTGGAATCCTGTATCATCATTTATAGATCCCGTCAATACTAATTTTAAATGTGTTGCTGTTGCTGGTATTTCAGCAGAGGCACCAAAACTACTATATTGACCGCTTCCTAAGAAATACTCACCATAACCATTAGATGCAGTAAATTTAGCTTCAGGTAAAAATGGTACCCAACCTGCTGATGATGAATATTCAACTCTAAAATATTGCGGTCCTAGTGCTCTATCTTTGCCTTTTCCACCAAATGATGAACTATATCTTGCAACTGAGGCAAATGACAATGTATCACCTGCAGCTATTGCCACAGATGACGTTACAACTTGGACTAATTCATAAGTATTGTTTCCTGAATAGTTTCCTGAGCCTTCTGGTACAACTACATCAAGTGTCACATCACCGCTTACAGCCATATCTTCAGAAGGATAAGCAGATCTTTTTGTTAAGCTTATATTAACACCCCCACCTTCAGCAAATGACCAACTATTAATTGTACTAACAAAATTTCTACCTGCTGAAAGATCTCCTAATTGTTCTTCAAAGCTCTTATTACCACAATATTGAGTGCCTCCTCCAAGTGTTGACAATGATCCTGACTTAATTTCAACTCTGCTTACACCACCGTCATCTTTAATTTTTAATCCTGGTAATATGCTACTTAATTCTACAGTATTATCTGTGTCTCTAAGATATGATGTTCCTATATCAAACCCACCTATACGACCACCGCTAAATAAAACATTTGAACCTGTTATTTCACCTTCAGGTGTTACTTGAAATTTTGAAGATGAAATAAAGTACTGACTACTTGCATTACCCTCTAAATAAAACGAAGATCCTTGTTGTAATTTTGTACCATTAATATCAAAGCCTGCAATTTGTCCACTTGTTGCTGTAATATTACCTGTGATCTTAGCAGCTGAAGCAGTAATTTGTCCAGTAGAACCCTTTAACTTTAATACACCCACCTGGGAATCTATAGTGTTAGATATGTTAAATCCACCAATTGTTCCTGTACTTATATCTACATCATCAAAAGTACCAGTTGTTGCAGTAATATCACCTGTGATCTTAGCTGCTGATGCTGTTATTTGTCCTGATGCCTTTAATCGTAATCCCGTGTTTCCACTAGCACCACTTGAAGAGATCTCAGTTGATGTAATTCCAAAACCACCAATGGTTCCTGCTGTATTTGCAGTTATTGTATTAGCTATAATGTCACCAGTAATTGTTGCATCAGTAGCTGTTATTGCACCTGCATGTGTAACCCTAAATGCCGGCGTTCCACCTGTCCCTGCTGTAAAGGCATAAGTTTGTCCTGAAGGGTGTATTCCTATACCTGTCGAAGTCAAACCTGTATTTGCTAAGGTAAAATTGGCTATATTGCCTGCTGTTGTTGCAGTAATTGTATTTGCTATAATGTCGCCTTGAATATTTGCTGAGGATGCAGTAAGTTGTCCAGATGCCTTAATATTAAATGGTGCACTACTACTTGCAGCAAGTGATGTTGCACCAGCAAAAAATCTTGAATCACCAGCTGAAGATAATCCTGTGTATGTAGGATCTGTAAAGTAATGTATTGTATCTGACTGAATATTCCAATTTGCGATATTACCTTCTGATGACGTTAATACACCTTCAATTTTTGCACCACTTGCTATTAATTGTCCTGATGAAGATACTGCAAAATTAGATCCAAATCTTACATAATATGGATTTGAATTTGAGGGTGTGAAATCTAGATAATAGCCATCAGTTGGATTCGTGTCAGGGCCTGCATCTGACTTATATAATGCTGCTCCTTCTGCATCAAGAGTTGCATTAGAGCCGGATAATTTATTACCAAGTATTTTCCACCCTGCTATTTGTCCTGAAGTTGCTGAAACAGCACCCGACATACTTACAGCAGATGCTGTAATTTGGCCTGTACTTTTTAAAATTAAATTATTATTTGTAGAATTTATTTGTGAATCTGAAACACTAAAACCAGCAATTGTTGAAGCACCTTGTATTAGCGCGGCAGATGCTGTAATCTGTCCACTATCTTTTAAAATTAAGTTATCGTTTGTAGAATTTATTTGTGAATCTGAAACTTCAAATCCACCAATGGACGCGGATTTAAAACTTGCGAATCCTTGTGGATCAATAGATGCTGATGCATTAGAAACTGTAGAAGGTGAGCCACCGATAGAAGCTGGCGTTCTAATATTATTTGCAGTTATGTCTCCTTGAACAGTTAATGTGTTCCCAACATATTGAAGATAATGACCTGCAGATTTATTTCCTAATAATATTGAAGATCCTGTCATCTGACCTGATGATCTCAAAAATAATGAAGAATCTGATGATATGATTGAGGTTGGATCTACAGTAAATCCTGCTATTGATGCTGACTTAAAACTTGCGAATCCTTGTGTATCAATAGATGCTGATGCATTTGCGTCAGTAGAAGGTTGGCCACCAATTGTTGCTGGCGTTCTAATATTATTTGCAGTTATGTCTCCTTGAACAGTTAATGTGTTCCCAACATATTGTAAATATTGACCATCACCTTTGCTTCCAAGTATCATGTTACTAGCTGTTACATTACCCTTTGGTGTTAGATGAAAGTCAGATGAACTAATTTCTATATTACCACTACTACCACTTATAAATTGTGATGTTGTAGTACCAACGAAAAAAGCATCTGCAATAACTTCAAATCTTGAAGGTATAGTACTAAATCTTAAACTTCCAGATTCACCTGCTAGCTCTAGACCAACACCGGCATAATCATCTCCTGAATCTGGTAAAACAGATCCGCTATAAATCATCCAACCAGTATTATTGTTACTTAAACTTGAACTTTTAAAACCTTGATACTGTACTGACCTTATAAATCCGGATCCGTCTGCTCCGGAGCCACCAGTCTCTGGTAATGTTGATGATACACCGCCCATCTGTATACCACTTGATGTTGCGTCTCCGCCAATGAATAAAGACCCACCAATAGAATTATCATTTCCTAAAATATTAAGATTTTCACCTTCAAATTTTACACCGTCTGGGTTTGAGGGTAATGTTGTTACTACTGTGCTGGATTTATTATTATTTATATCATAAAATTCAAATGCAAAATCTAAATAATCTGGTCTAGTCTGAAGAGGAGGTATTGGCGCAATTAATCTAACATATTCAGGGGAGAAATTTGTATCTGAGTTTGGTTTAACTGAAATTTCTGATACTGACCAATGACCACCTGTAAATCTCATTTGCAATACAGCAGCTCCATCAGAATCAGGTGTAAATATAGTTTCATATTGTGGGCTTGATGCTCCTACTACACGCCCAGCTGAATCATTAAATTCAACTTTACCAATTGCCCTTCCATAGCCTTTATCAGCAAAAGTATTATTTTGTGACATACCAAATGCAGATCCTGACATATGCAGTACTGCTTTAATTTTATTTTGTAAACCTTCAGAATTATCAGCAATTAATTTTGCACGGAAACTATATTCTGTTCCTGCTATAAAATCCATCTTAAAATCATCTTTTAATTGAAGCTTAATCCACTCTTTATCATCATCTATCAATAAATCAGCATTTGATCCGGAGATGTAGATTGAATCTGTTAAGTATTCATTAGGAGAGTACGTCTGTATTGTTGTTGCTGACTCAGTACCATATTGACCACCTGTTGCAGTCCAGTATGATGTTAATACAGCATCAGAACTAAAAAATCCCATTCTAGATGTGCCAGATGTTGATGTAGGATCAACTAATAGCTCGGGTGTTTCGATAGGCGTATCTATTATCTTTGACCAATTACCAAATGGACCATTATTTTTTACATAACCTGCTACTCTGTAAACATCGCCAGAAAATAATCGTAATTTTGAAAGCCTTACATCAGCAAATGATTTAAAATTTATACTGCTAGTATCATATTCACTTAATTTTGGCCAATTAATCTTATAGCTAGATGTTCCAAGCTCTGCCACTCTGTAAAATCCGCTTCCAGAATCGTAAACACCGAAAGGTTTTTGTACCTCTATTGTTTTCTTATTAATAACATTTGATATTCTAGATGAATATCCTGGAATTATAGTGTTGCTCCCTGTAGAAAATGATATATTAGGGTTTGGTGCATCAATTGTGATTGTACCGCCAACCATAGATGATGAAAAATCAGCATCAGCTATTGTTATTGAGTATCGCGGATCTGTTGAATCATACTCTTCATAATTTCCCATAGGATTAAAGCCGTAAACTTGCTCAGAATAGTTTTGCACCTCTTGGTAGTTATCACCATCGATTGAAAAATTTGTTCCTTCTGTGCCTTGTACAGGTGTACCAACAATAGTACCAACTGTTTGTTCATTTGATCCTGTTGTTGATGATTGTTGTGTAACTTGTCCCTTAATAATCTCATAGACATTCAATACTGGCCGCTTATAAAATCTTACGGGTCTATCATTCGGAATTGTCTTATTTACAGTAATTGTTCTTGTATATTTTACATTATACGTACCTTGCCATTGTTCAGGTATGTCAACATAATCCGGATCGAGCTCTCCTAATATTGTAAGTGTTGCTGCACCTGCTGGTGTATCTTTGAATACTTCTATTCCTACTCTTACTCCATTACTTTCTGAATAATCATAAACTGGCTCTATATAAATTGGGTTCCCTAAACTATCTACTAATTCGATTTTTAATACAACATCATTTAATAATTCAGGCGATCCCATTATTAGCATTGAAGACTTGCCCATAGGCAGTTCAAGTGGGAGATCTGTTATATTGAAGTACTTAGATAACAGCCCTTCTTCAATTTCATAGGCTTGTATTGTATCTAAGTCTTGCAGGAACGCTGTTTTTTGCTTTTTTGCCATAATTTACTTTGTGTAGATAAATATTTCTCAGCGTAGATTGTATCACAAATATTTGTTAAAGTTATATAAAAATTATACCATTCTTATACTTATTAAGAAAGGTAGTAATATGAAAAGAGCTAGAATGTGTGTTTACTTAGATGTTGAACTATCTAAGTGGATTAAAGATAACGCAATAGTCAACTATAGAAGTTTTTCCTCGTTTCTTAATAAACTAATGTTAGATTATAAGGACGGAATGGAAATAAACAATAATGTAAAAACTTTAAAGAGCGAAATTAAAAGATAATCTTACTATAGCCTTGTTCTTGCTTTATTTCAAGAAGAATATCCGTAAAATCTCGCATTGTGTCTATATGTGATATTATAAGAGAGAATTGATAAATATTTTTTAAATATTGGAACAGTTGGTATAATGAATTAAGATTGTCCGAGTCCATTGTTCCCCATCCTTCATCAATAGCTATAAAGTTAGGTCTTGGAAGATTTGATATATTTGTTAGGGCAATTCTGATAGCTAATCCTGAAATAAACTTTTCCATGCCTGATGCCATTTCTAATGCCCACGATTTATCATTATCGTAAGCAATATAATTGTTTATATTCTTTCCGTCCATGTCAAAGATAATTTGGAAATCTACAATTTGTGATAGTATATTGTTGACCTCTAATTCAACCTTAGTTAAAACCTTAGATATTAAATCATAGCTTACACCATTTTTATCTACAGCCATTAAATAGTATTTATACGCTTCATATTTCTCTTCAAGATCTCTGACTCTATTAATAATCTGTACAATCTCTTGCTTTTTTGTTTCTAATGCTGATTTTTTACCGACATACTGGTGAATATCATTTACTACTGCTTTTATTTCTGTCTCAATAATTGACTCAGATGATTTTTGATCATTTATCTTTAATTGTACCCTATCATTATGCTTAATATCTTTTTGATAGCCTTTGCTTCTTTTAATCTCATTTTTTATAGAGGAAATGTATGACTCAGTACTCTTAATAGCATCATTAATATCTGTTATTCTAACTTCATACTGCTCAAAGTATTTTTTGTTATTTTTTAGTTCCTTCGTCAAGTCTAAAAATTCACTATAAGACTTAGGTACATCCTCATTAATTTGTATTTTATTCTCTAGTGTCTTTAATTTTGCAACTGTTGATGTTGCCCTTGTCTTATCCTGTTCTAAATCTTCTTTTGTCTTTATTGCATCTTTAACAAATACATTATTCATGCAATACGAACACCCAGGATCGTAATCCAAGTTTCCTAGCTTATCTATCTTATCTAATTTATTTCTTACTTCAACCTTTAAATTATCTATTTCGTTTTTTGCCTCATTCCTTTGTGATACTATTAACTCATACTCAACAACCCTATTTTCAATATCCTTATATTTTTCAGATTTAATTCTGTTAGCTAAAATTTCATCATTTCTTTTAGTTTCACTTGATTCATCTTTTGTACTATTGAGCCTTTTTAATAATTCTACTTTTTTACCTTCCTCTAGTTGTTGGCTGTCTTCTAATTCTTTCAAGTCCTTAATTGTAGCATCAATTGGCCTCATTGTACCCATTAAATCTAAAATTTTATTCTTATATTTGTCTCGATCAATTTCTTTTTTGCTTTGAGAATCTTCAAGCTTTGTTATAACCCCTTTTACTAGATTTAGCTCAGTTTCAATATCACTTATTTGCTGATCATAATCTACATCTAAAAAATTCTTTAACATCGACTGTAATCCGCTAGATTCCTCTTTTGCCAGCTTATATAATTGATCAAAAATAGATAAGCCTAAAAACTTACCTAAAATTTCTTTCTTTTCAGTCTGATTTTGTTCTAAAAATATAGAAGAATTTCCTTGTGCTGAAAAACTTGTCATTATAAAGTCATCATACGTTCCTATCAGCTTTCTAATATTCTTATTTGTTGAATTTCTTTGATCACCATTTAATGATACCTTCTTACCATCTTCTAGTCTGTAAAAATCAACATCAACACGAGTAGCACCGTGCCTTAAAACTTTTCCAACGCGTTTAATAACGTATGATTCGTTGCCAACATCAAATTCTAACTCACAACTAAAGTTTGATTTAGAATGGTTCATGACATTTTCTGCCTTATATGCTCTTGTTGACTTATCAAATAGGCAAAATGCTAATGCATCCAAAATACTTGATTTCCCACTTGCATTCGGGCTAAATAAACCAGCAATCCCATTACATCTTTCAAAATTAATTACATTATCTTCACCATAAGAAAACATATTGCTAAATGTAAACTTTTTTGGTTTCCAGCTAATATTTCTAGAAATCTCCTCACCTACTAAAGAGCTACTGAGCTCTTTATTAATTTTCTTTACCTTTTCAATAATTTCTTCATTAGCTGTTGTATTATTTTTCAAGTATTGTTCTATTAAACCATTCTGCACATCTGGATCAAATACATCCCCAAAATCGACTATAGATGAATTTCCTGTATCAACTCTATATTCATCTTCTCTTATTATTGAGACTTCTTTAATATTATGCCTGTGTTTGATTATTGTGAGTGCTTTTTTTAAATCAGAGCTTGATGTATTTTTAACTTTTATTCTTAATCTAGCTTTGGGTGGTAAGTCATCTACTTTTGGTACAAGACCATCTTCTATATGAAGAGTATAATAACCAAATTCATTTTCTATTTCTTTATGAATAAATTTTCTCTTCTTGACATCCCAAACTGATATGCCGTGTCCTTTTAATGTTTCACCATGATTCTGTTGAACTAATGAACCGCAGTATCTTACAATAGGTTTTTTAATTTTACCAGGTTTATATTCTTGCATTGTTTGCATTTTATGAATATCACCTAACATCACCATGTCATAACCATCAAAATCTTTTAATTTAACAGCACTTGGAAGATAGAAACCTAAGTCAGTTTGTGACTTATCAACTGTTCCGTGATATAATAATATTTTTGTTTTTGCATTGATTGTTGCTGGATCTGGTAAATTTGATTCACTATCTCTAACTTCTAATACAGCAAATCCAACATCACCTACATAATAAATCCCTGACTCATTTAGATAATGTAAATTTTCATTTTTAATGTTCTCTACAATCGGCTGAAGTACATCTAATCTGGATCTGTTATTTAAATTACAATCATGATTTCCTGCAATTAATAATGTAGGACATAATTCAGATAAACGTTTAAACAATCTAGAAAGTTGATCAACTAATTCGGGTGACATATCAGTCTTACTATGAGCAATGTCACCGCCAATATAAACTACAGCATTTTCTGTATCTTTCTTTATAAACTCATATAAGTTTTCAAATACTTGCTCATATTCTTTATGGCGTTGTAAATTTCTAATTTGTATATCTGAAATATGATATATCTTTTTTAAGGTTCTAAATTTTGTTTTAATTTTCATATATTAATTCTCTGAAGTATAAGATCATAATCAGTAACATCAACTCTTTTATTAATTGTATATTGCATACCTTTGAATCCCACATCTGATGGGTCACTATCACTTAGTTCAACTCTTGATACTTTTAAATTCCATTTTTTCAATTTTTTTGATATCACGCTTATCATTTTCTTTGCATCAGAGTCCAATGCTATAATAACTTCAGAAACTTTACTTGATACTAACCTTGATAGTAAAGAATCCTGTATAGTTTTACCTAAAAGTGGTATTGCGTTTCTTTTAATAGCAATTGCATCAAAAACACCTTCGCATAATATAACTGGCATGTTCCAGTTAATGTAAAGATCAAATATAACTGTATTCTTTGGTACAGGTGGATTCTTGTATTTTAACTTTGAGTTATAAAAAGATCTTGCAATAAAATAATTTAATACACCATTAGAATCATATGATGGGATTATTATTCGTCCTCCATACACACCGTCTGTACAGTAGCCTATATTATAACGAATGATGTCATGTTCTTCTATATTACGTTTTTTCAAGTATGATTTTGCTTGATTAAATGAAAGTGCTTCATTTTTTCCTTTCAATGTAAGAAATTCCTCCGGTAAACGAATTATTTGCTGTTTTTCTTCATTACTAAATGTAAACTTCTTTGAATTTTTAAAAATTTGCTCTAATTCTGTGTATATTGCTTTTGATGCCTTTAGCTTTTTAGCTAATGTAAATATAGATTTTCCCTTAGCATCACAAACCCAACAATGCCATTGCTGTGTGACTACATTTACTTGTAATTTTTTCTTATGATGATTACAGAATGGACAAAAATAAACTATCTCATCTTGACCACCGTCAGATCCTAGACTATCAAATGCTGTATTAAGTATGCTAAGTAGTCTTTGCTTTATTTCCATCTAGTAAATTTAAAAAATCTGTAATCTCTAATGTTGCGTAGATCTTTGATTTGTTTCTTTTGAATATTAATAATGGTACTAAGCCTTCACAATTATTTTCAGCTTGTTCTAGACTTTTCCAGATATTTAATGCTTCTTGATTTTTACATTCAATAGCAAAAGGAAAAACCTTTCTAGCAGCAGGAGAAAGTTGAACATCCATTCCATGTTCTCCCATTGTTGTTGACTTAAAGTCGCCTTCTTCTAAGTCTGAAGAATATTTTTCTTGTAAAAGTTTTGTAACTTTATTTTGTAACCTTTTACCTTTAGCTTTAGCGCTTCTTGGTCTCATTTTGTTTTAAACCTAAGTTTAAGTTGTTTTAAGAAAGTTTTAATTTTTAATTATTTTTTATTAGCTTTAGCTTTATAGCTTTAGCTTTATTGGAAGTTTTAGAGTCAACATTGGCGAAAAGAAGGAACATTAATCCCGTCAATACTACAGTAAATCCTAGAATAGCTAAAACCTCGTACATGTACAGTTATATATATACTGATTAGTTTGGAAAAGCTTGAATTTTTTTCATATATTTTTTAGCATTTTTCTTAGCATACTCTTCTGCTTGCTTTTCAAACGGATTATCCCAATAAAAATCTTTACCTTTATCAACTTGTTTTTGTCCCGCTATAGTATATGCTGTTTCATAACCTTCAGAACCTAATTTTTTTCTCATCATCGCATGATCACATTCATGTAAAATAGATTCTACAAAATCTTCTATAGAATCCTGTCGTGGATCTATCGATATTGTATCAGAGACCCACTCATAATCTGCTTTATTATTTGATTGATCAATTTTTATTTTAGATCTCAATCCATGCATTTTAACTATTTCTTTTGCTATGTCTATCATATCGCTTCTATTCATTTTAAAACCCTCTGTAACAAATGTTTCTTTGTAATCTTTAATCTTGACAGGAATATTAAATCCTAATGCAAGTCCCATAATCATTCTAGAATTTCCAGCCATCAGATACAAGTCATTATTTTTATCACGAATCATAAGCGGAGGTGGCAACTTGCTACGATTAATAAAACCATCTAGTAATCTTTTCCAGTCTCTTCCGTAATGCTTCATTAGTTTAATACACGCAGATAACCTTAATCCTTTGTTGCTGTAACCTAATATTTCTCCAATATCAGAATTTTTTATGTTAGCTAATTTATCAGGATTCAATAATTCAATATTAGCACCCTTGATAAAAGTTGCCATATCATCTTCATTAGAAAATAATTTTGGAATTGTTTTTGAAGTATAATCGTTATTAAAATATTCTGCATATTCTGATTTTATTTCTTCAGAAGAATATTCTCTATAGTATTTGTACGGTTTTAAGCTACCATCCACCATGCTGCCCCTATTTCGACTAGTAAGTCAGCACCTGTATTGTACGCCCATTTCTTTTTGGTCCCGTACGTTTCCTCAGTACCTTCAACATACACTTCGAAGATTTCCCAAGCAACACCAATTATTGCAACCCATAAGACAGCCCATAAATCAGAGCACCCTAACCACTGGGCGATTTTAGCAATAAACAGACCTGCTGCTATATGATAAGACGTCCAGTGATCAAGTTGTCCAGTTGAAAGCTGCCAATTAACAAATCCTTGAATCGGATTGTTCATTATTTGCTCCCAAATACCTTAGAAAAGAAACCTTTCTTCTTTTTGCCTTTGCCTTTAGAAATCTTCTTTCCTTTTTTCTTTTTCTTCTTCTTAATTTCTTCCATGCCTGCCATGTTCATATCAGCTGCATTAACTGTTGGTACAGCAGCAAATAATATTACAGCAGAAAGAAGCAATTTGATTATGTTTTTCATAGGACTTCCTCCATTTTCTTATTTATAGCACCAATTATGCTATTAAAATCTTTATATGCTTTTTTTATTACGCCAGGCTTCTTGCGCTTGATACCACCTAATAATCTTTTAAAATTTGTAACCATATTACTTCCATATAACTGTAGTAATACATAAGCGCGTTCATCATCATCCATTTCACGAAGACGCTTGATTAGTACTTCCGTCTTAGACATTATCTATCTTTGTAATAGTCTTCGAAATCTTTCATTGCAGACCGCATATCAAATTTTTGAGTTTGTGTATTGATATTCTTTTTAATTGCGTAAAGAAAAGCAACTCTTAATCCAGGTGCATTAAAATTCGACATCATTTGGTTTATCTTATCAACAGAATTTGAAACACCCTCAATAGCATTTTTCAATGGCTTCTTAAGTTTAACAGCTGTTTTCATATCTTCATCTGCTACTGACCCTTCTTCTTTGATGAGCGCTTTTCTGATAACTTCTCTTAACTGTGATTTGAATTTACTTTCCTTCATTTTATTATCCTCTGTCTGATTTGTCCATCGATATCTTTCCATATCACTAACAACTTCGTCGGGAGATACACCTAAATCGTCAGCTATTGATTTAACAATATCATATCCCTTAGCACCAGATTTTTTAGCCATCTTGATCATTTTTTGCAGTTGAGCCTTATTGACTTCATTTACGGATTCATTCGCTTTTTGCATAAGCTTTGCAATTTTTACTAATGTCTCTTTGTCTTTTTTAGAAATCATATCAAGCTGTCTATCTTTTGCAATTGCTTTTAGTGCTTTTTCATAAGCTGCTGTTGACTCTATCATTTTATCTCACCTTCTTTAATAATTTTTCTACTGCCATGAGTAACTTTTTTGATTGTTTAGGATTATCAAATGCATCATTTGCTTCTTCAGAATAAACTGCGTCTATTAAATAATCTACATCTTCTATTGCGTGCTCAAGATGATTTATAAGAGGAGAGGCAATTTCCTTTACTGATTCAGAAGCGCCATCTGGATAAAATCTATCTAATTGATCCCACCATTTTTGAAACTTTGAATATTCAGCTTTATAGCCACCTTTCTGAAGTGCGTACTTCATATTAACTATTGCATCATGTACTTCATCGTATGCTTGATCAATATTTAAATTTTGCTTTGGTGCTTCATTTACAGATTCGTCTATATGAGGATTATTTTGGTGTCCTTTTGACCAACTACTCATTAAACCTACAAATGGAATAACATGTTTTTTAAAATTCTTTAAAATAATTCTTTCATCCGTACTACCGGTTGTGCCTACCTTAGTAGTACTTTTGGCTAAATTCATAGTTTCTCTTGCAAAAGCTTCATATGTTTTATACCACTTCGTATATAAATCCCAATATTTTTTCTTATCACCTTCAGTTATCAATAGATCTGTTAATTTTATCATTATTATTTCCAGGCCTTTACATAATCTTTCATAAGACCATCTAATGCTTTTTTAACTTTCTTTTCCCAAGCAGTCAATTGTTTATATCTCTTTTCATATAGATTATCATCTCCACCTTCAAAACCATGATACTCACCTGAATCACCATCAAATGAGCCGACTCGTAGATAATTCATATCTTTTGAAAATTGTTCAAAATGACCTTTTACATCCTTTATAGGATCATGTAAATCAATATACTCATTGATTTGTTCTCCGTTTTTCTCTTGATGTTTTTTTGCTATATCTTCTAATGTAGGAAGTGGATCACCAAATTGTCTATTTTCAAATCCTGGAGAACTTTCTTTTAATAAGTCTTTTAATTTAATCATCTGTAGTGCCTCTCAATCCAGTTATAAATTTCTTTTGCCTCTTTGTCAGATAATGCTCTGAATACTTCGTCTAAAACCTTTTTCTCAGAGCCTAGCATATCAATTAGATCATCCATCAAACCCAATCTTTTATTAACACCTTCACTTATATTTTCATCTGCACCAAAACCAGATTTAATTTTTTGCACCATTTGAATTAATTTTTGTGGCTCAATATCTAATGCATCTATTATACCTGCCAAAACATGAATTTTTCTTTTTCTACTTAATCCTGTATCATCTAGTGCATCGACAAATTTTGCCATAAATCTTTTAACATTACCAGGCAATGCAACATCTGCTTCATTTACTGATTCATCTAAGTCTGACTTTTTAAAATCTTTTAAGTTTTTTACAACCTTTCTCATGTCACCATACTTGCCAACAATAAAATCATTACTTGAAACGCCTAAATCAATTTCACCATTTTTGTGAACATAAAATGGAAGTACATCTTTACCGTTTGTTTGTGCATTAGATTCAACAGTATAAAAACAACCATAAATAGCATTTGTAAAGCCACGTTTCATTTCCTGATGTTTAAGAACTTTGATTCCTGCTTTTCTTAATGCATCATCTAAAAATTTCTTAATGGCTAGCTTAGCCTGTGAAGGTTCTTCGGGCTTTGGTGCTTCTTTTAATTTAGACATTTATTAACTCCTAAACAATGTATCATATTCTTTACGATCATATTTAACACCAGCAAATTTTGCTGCCTCCCATAGTGTCATATAATGAGAGTCCGTTGAGATATGGAATTTTGGCTTAAACTCAGCTATGTGTATATCCATATCTGACACTTCCCATGCCTTTTTAATAGTCATGGCATCTTTCCTTGTCATAGTCTGACCCCAAATATTTGTCATGCTCCCGTCAGTTTTACCATATTTATAAATTATAATTTCACATTGTGGTTGGAAAGACATATACATTTTTTTAATTTTGAATTTTCCCTTTTTAGCAGCTGCATTAAAAATTGGTTTTGCAAATTTCATTTGATCAGCACTAAATTCGTCTGCTTCATTAAGCCTTTGTACTTCTTCTTTGGTTATACCTTTTATAACGCCCCTAAGCTTATCAAGCTTTGATTCCTTAGCATCATCTGTATAGTTTTTTTCAATGTAATTAAAAAAATCTTTTTTCTTATCACCCTTTAAATCAGCAGGAGATTTTACATCAAATTTCTTTAATGCAGAGTTAAAAAAATTCTTGTACTCCTCTTTACTACCTTCTGCAACATTAGTGACAATGTGTTTTATGATCGCTTCACTATAATAAGACATGCTACTATCTCCATTTTCTTATAAATATCGTGTTAATGTAAATATATGTTTAATCATCAGCGTGTTCTAGCAATTTAACATCATCCTCAGCATTATTAAACCAAAAATCAATTACCTTTGCGAATGAACCAACAAACCCACCTAACATTAGTAGTAAAATCTCTTTCCAGCCACCAACAACATCAACACCGTTACTCATAAAGTAAATCATTAATGCAAGAATTGTTGCAAACAATGAAACAACAACTATGCTGATTAACCATTTTTTAGCCTGTCTGAATTTTATAATACCGATCAATTCTTGATTAATAGAATGTTTTTGATCTTGTGTGTATCTTTCATCAGATAGAACAGCTGTCTTTTTTAAATCTGCCATAATAGCCTCCTATTTGTCTTTTGAAACCGAAGCTTTTCTATACTCAGTAACAAGTTTTTTTATTTCGCCAATTGCTTTGCGTGCTCTTCCACCAGCAGACTTATTTCCTTTTACAGAATGTGCCTGATGATTCTCTTCAAATGCGTCCCAAAGTTCTTTTAATTGATTGTAAATATTATTCATCTTTTAATTTCCTATTTTATATAATCGTCATCATGATCTAAATAACCAAACCATCCTTCATATGCAACTTCTGCATTTTGTTTGGCATCTTTCCACCTTCTATGTGTATTGTACAAAACATCGTGGCTTGATGGTGCGCCTCCATGTATTTTTTTATATTGCTCTGCTGCTTTTTCCATCATTTGAACTATTTTTTTACATTGTGCCCTAAGCTTAACAACATCACGCTTAGCTGCAGCATATTCTTTAGGATCATAAGCTTCTGATATTTCTAAAAATTTACTTAGCTTCATTTTAATTCTCTTTCAGCATAAGGTATTGCACTTGGTTGCCAAATATACTCATTCTTTTTTTCTGACCAAGCAATCATCTCTCCTGTCATGCCGTTAATTATATCAAAGTCCGGTACTTTTCCAGATAATATTATTTTCATAGCCTTTGCTATAGCAGCCTTAAGTTCTTTTTTAGTTTTCGCATGAATATTACCTTGTTTATCAACATCTTCAATTACAGATCCAAAAGCTTTTGCTGGATGATGATCAGAAATATGTCCCTTTTGATTTTTTAATAAATCTGTTAGTTTGATCATTATGTAAACCTCACTTTTTCTATGTCCCTGTCAGGGAATTTTCTTTTTATATAATCAACAGCCCACTTAGCAGCTAACTTTAACTTATGCGTATTCGAGTCTACAACGTATCTTGCACCTATTCCATCTACTACAATATAGTAATCATGCTTTTTAATTCCATACTTCTTTCCCATAGAATATTTATCTGCTTCATTACTACGATATATAGAAACTTTTCTATACTTTGATAATCTTGCTGTTCCAACATACACATCGCCAACATCCATTCTTTCATTTATAGGTCTTAACAAATGAAGATCTTTGTATTTAGATTCAACCCATTTATTATTTCGTTTTATTGATTTCATCCAGTCTATTATTTTGTTTGACTTATCAATTCTACCAATATTTTTATCTTGATAAAATACATCGCCATATTTGCTAACACTCATTGGAAGTATAGCATTTTTAGTTTTAAACTCCCCGGACCATATTTCATTATACCCTTTTTTTGTAGCCTTAAAACTTTTTACTTGAAAGCCTGCCCGCTTTAGCATGCTTACTAAAGCACCATTTATTTTTAAATCCTGATTAGGGCTTAATTCTTTTGCTTCGTGAGTATTACTCATTTTAATTTTATTCCAAACTTTTTTAGTTTCGCGTGTAATCCTAACATCCAAGAATAAACTGCCTTCTCAATATCTGCTTTGCCTTCATACTTTACTAATACTCTAAAGATGTCATTATTAATGTATTTTAAAGCTCTGGCCAAATCATAATCAGGAGCTTCTTCATTTACAGATTCTTTTTCTACTTTTTTAATTAGTTTTGCGCCGTCTTTTAATCCACTAGCAACTTTTTCAGCAGCTTCCTTTTCATTCTTTGCGCTAACAGTTTTGGACATTAGGCCAGCAGAGCCAACATCAAAGTAAACTGTATACTTATCTTCTAATAAAGATTTTAATTTGATCATTTTGTCACCTTCTTAACTTTTTCAATTGAACGACCTGCGAAGTATGCTGCGTATACAGTCATTAATAGTGTTTGATAAACTGGCACATATGCAGCACCAATTGTAAAATCTTCACCTGCAATTTGCAAGTTCCCATCAAATACACTTAATACAGTAAAGACAGCAGTTAAAAATATCAATGTTAATGGTCTAATATTTTTTGATAACCAACTTCCGTGTTTCATATCAGCTTCCCATCTTGCTGATACTTGTGCTTGAGCTGCTTGTTCTGCTTTGGCTAAAATTTCAGTAATTCTTTCTTTTGCAGCGGCTTTCTCTTCACCTGAAGTATGTAAATTATCTATAATCCCACCTACATCTTTTAATGTATCACCACCTAATAGTGATCCAGCTGCCTTTCCTAGTGTTGCTAATAAACTCATAACTATTCTCCTTAGTATTCAAAACCCCAGGGTTCAGAATTATTTCCGCCCTTTATTGCATACCATATATCTTTAACTCTAAAATACCAAAATTTATTTGTCTCTAAAACATAAAATTCACCTTTAGGTGTTTTAAAACTTTTATTTGGTCCAAACTTAACTGTCATAGGTGCACCGTCATCCCACATCTTATCAGTCGTTTGACCTTTTACCATCGTCCCATCACCAACAGCTTTATAAATTCTAGATCCTGGGTAATCTCCTTTTAGAGACGCCAAACCCTCAGGCATTCCTTCATTTAAAATACCTTCACATAGCATATCAATATTATCTTTTAACTTAATCATTAATAATCCTCACCAGCTATTGCTTCTTCAATTGCATCTTTAATATCTCCAGGCTCTACATCAATCATACCATCCATATCGCCTTTCCATGTATCTATTTTATCACCGTTTATAAATAGCGCAATTGAAGGAAAATTTCTCAATCTTAATTTTTTACAATATTTTTTTGTGTCTTCTGACATAGCTTTAATGATAATCGCATTTTCATGTCCCTTCACACCCTCAACGTATTTCATGCCATCACTTTCAGCCCACTTAGATGTAAATACAACTACAACTACTTTATCATTTATTCTTTCTTTAAAATTCTTATCAGTAACTTGTCCAAGCAAGGTAGATAAGAAAAATATTAATCCAATTAAATATCTCATATCTTACTCCTATTTCTTATCCTTTTTTCTTCGTTCAAGATCTTTAACATCTTTTTGTAATTCTTTCATTAAATCTTTTAACTCATCTAATGCACCAAATACATCATCTACATCATCTTGTAAACCGCCAACTTGAGACTTATATTGCTCAAAAGATCTTGGCCAATTATGGCCCCCTGGCTTTGATGGATATTCCGCCTCATATAAACTTTCTAAACTCGGTAATTCTTTTGCTTCTTCAATCTCACTTTGTAATGCATACCACATACCAATCAATGAAGCAAGGCCTGTCCCAGCTGCTATCATAGTTTGAATTGATAATGTAAACTTAGTATCTAATACTTTATCTTCACTTATTTCGATTGGTTCTTTTTTCTTAGGTTCTATTTTTTCAGCAATCACTTCTTGATGTTCTTCATGACCATTACCATTTTTTAATATAGTATCTGTTATATCCTCTAAAGAACAAAAACCTTTGTCAACAAGTATTTCTCCAAGAGATCTTTTATCACCTTTAACTTGTGCCTGTAATGCTTGATTTAATTGTCTTCTTGTGATAATATCTTCATCACATAACAATTTACCTATTTTAATATCTCCGTTCATAATATTTCTTTTAATACTTTCCTAAGCTTATTTGTGTCTCTATATTTTAATGCTTCTGCTAACTCTGTTTTTTGCTTAGCCCAAACAATTTTATCACTAAGCGATTCTAAAATAAATGATGCCCAATCAACTATAGCTTGATCGCTTTCATCTACTATATAATTAATTCTCTCACCAACTTTGCCGTCATCTTTGATGTAACTAGTTTTTTCTACACCTTTTTTCAACGTATTCTCCCATAAGGATTATTTTTAATTTTATTATCACCCTTAGCTAACCATTTTTTATGTTGAACTGCAGTCCTACCTTCTGTTTTTAGCTTTTTATTTAATGCTGCTCTTTTACGCTTTCTATCTTTTGCTTTTTTATTTGGCATTAGTAATACTCCGAGTAGAATGTAGCTGATGTATCTGTTCCTATAGCAACATTCTCAAATAATAGTAATCCGTTTTGTAATGTTTCGTTGTATGGATTCCAAAAAGTTCCCTCTACAACTCCATCAACTACATTATTTTCATTTCTAAGTATTGCTCCTTGAGCATTTGATGTGTAGTCTGACAAACCTACTATCTCTAATGTGACACCCTTTGTAGATTGAGATGCTGGATTAACATAAGAACCCTCGTCAATTAAATCATCATTATTTATAGCATCAATGTCATATAAGATTAAAGCATAATGTTCTTTCTCAGGAGTTACTCTGCCGCCATCTTTTTGAAAGTGGATTACAAATACCTTTTTAACATCACCGCTATCTGTAAGCGTTCCCACACCGTAGGTAGTTACACTTTCATAATAATCATATACAGGTATTTCATCACCATTTAACCACATTTGAATTAACGCTTGTGGTTCTTCTTCATCCTTTCGGTCATCACAGCTTGACATCATAAATAATGATACCATCAATAACGAACCACAAATTACTCTTACTATATTATATACTTCTTCATGCTTCATTCTAGAATCCCATAAATTGGTAGTTTAATCCAAACTTAAAGTCATAAGCTGGACGTTCCCAATAATATAAATATTTACCTTCGGCAAAGACTCCAAGATTGTCTTTTATTTTAACACCGAATATCGCACCGTAATCATAATCATTCCATGTCATCCACATTGGATCCATATACATAAATTTATGTGGATCTTTGCCATCTTCTAAATGCGTAGCATAGTCTGCTGCATTATGATATGAATATTTGTCATGACCAAAATGATAAGGTAACCAATTACCCCAAGCATGAATCCACCAATTATCTGAATGATGATAATAATCCATACCCAATACGATTGACGTTTCTTTTTGAAAACCAAGTCCTCGTTTAACTCCATCTATATATTCTTCTAACATACCTGGAAAATGATACACAAAATATTCTCTGTCTGTATAAGCAAATATTCTACCATCAGCATCTCTCCATAACCAATCGTGACCCCAATACTCTCCACCTTCATTCCAAAATGGACCAGAACCTTCAATTGGTACCCATTCACCATTTACGTATTCTAATAGTTCGGATTCAATCCAATTACCATCTTCATCAATTGCATTTCCATCGGCCCACATATTATCGTCAATACCAAAAGCATCTTCTGCAAAATCCCACCATGAACCACGATACCAAGTTGTGTCCAATACCATAGCATCAAATCCGTATACAGGATGTTGTCTATGTTTTGCACCAACACTTACTGTAAAGCCATTATCTAATACCGGTAACGTCCACTTTACTCTTAAATCACCTTGACTATATACAATATCTTCCAAGCCCAATTCTGACCAACCGACTTTGGCCATATACCAATCACCAGTATATCGTAACCAATATTCTTGATTAATGTATTCTTCGCCCCATTGACGACCTTCTGACCATTTAAATAAGAATTCCCATCCTTTAACTGGTGCTATTGTTGCACTTTCATTAGCATTCTTTTCAGAACCATCGTACCAAGTACCACCTTTACCTGCGTTTTTAACACCTCGTTTTGGTTCATACTTAAATCTACCAATTTTTCTTAATCCAAATGATTTTTGAAAATCTGGCTGGAATTCTCTTTCATCCCTGGCGACTTCCAATTGTCCAGTACTTAATCCACCAATTATACTGAATCTATCATCTTGATGCCGCGGAGCATTTAAGCTGAAACTTGCGTAAGCTGTAGAATATTTAAAAAATTTCCAAAGCTCTGTTTCAGCAAACAAAGATGAGGTTAACAGTAACCCAATTATAATGTTCTTTAACATCTGTTTTTCTCCTATTATATTAAATATCAAATCTTATCACAAAAGATAAAGCTAACTCAGGATCATTTCGTATTGGTCGTGAAGTTTTAGCAATAGCCAGTAAATCACCAAAGTCGTTATACAACCCAACTGTTGTAATATATGGTGCAAAAAATGAATGCGTTACCATATTATCAGCAGCAGGTGCAGCATTATATCCGCTTGCTTTATATGCAAACTCACCAGGTGCCAATATTTGTCGTAATGCATCTGTGTCAGCAGCCACAGAAGCAGGAATTGTTAAACTACCGCTTCTTTCTTTTGTTGCACTTATATTCATTGTACCATTATATTTTTCCATTGGAATCATACATGTGTATTCATGTTCGTAAACTGTTCTTGTTGCATCAAAATCTAATTTCCAACCAGTTGCATTTGATCCACCTGCTACATTTTCGTAATAACTTCCTGTTGATGAAATCATAATTAGGCCGTGATCATATGAAATAACTCCAAGTGACGACCCGGATCCTTCTGCTGTAGGTGTACCAGCTTTGAATTCTGATTCATATGCTGAATCATATAAATTTCCGCAACCGTCATCTTTAACTATTACAGCCGATCCGTTAGAATAATCTGTAAGCTCTATTGATCCTGATTTTATTCCTTCACCAAAAATTTTCTGTGGTATACTGATAACATTAACATCATTATAGATTCTTCTTAGCCCAAGCTCTTCATAAAGCACAGATCCGGAAGATGCTGGATGCCCAAATGGCATATGATATGAATCTAAAACATGTTGTGGTTGTGGTGATTGATATAGTCTATTATCTGAATGCGCAAATTCAAAGAAATTTAATTTAAGTTGTCTATATAGGGGCTCTTTATAAATTTTTATAACTTCACCTTTAGAATTTGAAACTGTATTAACTGCTGATGTACTTGTTTGAAACCCAGGATTTCCTATTAAGCTACCTGTAATTGCATGTAAAGCCATAATATCATAATCAGTAGCAGTATCGACACCACCATAATACTGTACTGAAAATGTTTTATTAATTTCGTATGGAGTTACTCTTTTATCTTCTTTTCTAATTGGTGTGAACATATGTATCCCATGTTTACAATAAATATTCTACAACAATTAAAATGACAACCTTTGAATTTAGAAGTCTAATCTTACTTTTATCAATGCCTCTCTGCTAGATGATTTAAGTACTGGCCTAGAAAGTTTAGCAACAGCTAATAGTTCATTAGCATTATTATAAAGCCCTACCGTAGTAATATAAGATTGTGGATCTGTTCTAAATGAAGGAACTGCCAATTCATTTGTTGACGATGTAAAATATGTAGGATTCTGACTATGATTGTACATATTATGCTTAACTCTACAGAAATAATGTGTAGATCTTATTGATTCTTCTCTTCTAGATGAAAAGTAAGCGCCTTCTTGTATAGCTCGAACAAACCTTGCTGAATTACCGGCATCATCATCAGTAGATGTAACATAGCCTGCAAGAAAAGTTCCTGCACCTAATGCAGCTGCATCAAGTATTAATACACCTGATTCTGGATAAAATTTACCGAACGTGTCATCACCTGCTGGTGATACAGCAGTTCCAGAAGCAATAGAACCAGAAATTATATTAAACTCTCTTGTTGTACTTTTAACTGTAGGGTCTTGTGTTGCGCCGCTATTATCAATAAGTTTTAAAAACCCTACACCTGATCCTGATAAGTGTAGTTCCCAATTACCTGGATCCATCTTTTCTTTAAGGCGTCCACGATTTATAGAAATTGCAAATATTGCTTGTGATGATGTTGTATTTGTGCCTGCAGTGCCATCAAATTGAAAATACTCTGTATTTTGTGGCAATAATAAATTTCTAAACTGTCTATAAATTGCTTTTGATGCTGCATAATCTGCGTCACCAGTTTTAGAACCAGATCCTGCGTAGTGACCGTAAGCGGTAGAAAATTGTACAGAAGAAGTAGCATCAGTGCCAACCGGCCCCTGATATACATCTGAATAAAATTGTCCTGTGCTTCCACTTTGCACAGAGGATGTATGAAAACTAGTTAGTGTTCCGACTCCGCCTGACCACATCCCTGAAGACACAATGCTTATCTGACTTGTGACCTTGTCATTTTCTTCTATTGTTGTGAATATACCTTGTTGTTGTGCCATTCTAAGCTCTCCTATTCGCTAATAAATATTAAGCAATTGAGTTTTTATTTTTATCTTATTTCGGATTTACAGTAATCTTAATTTCTTTTGTTACACCTGAATTAATGCCGGTAACTTTTAATGTCACCTCTTGTGCTGTCTTAACATACTTTGATACCAAAGTAACAGCATTGCCTGTAATTACTTGAGGTCCGCCTTTTGGTTTCCCTATTGAAGGCGGCTTTGGTTTTTTAATATAAGGAACATTAGGTCTTTTTCTTGTTGCGCTTGGGGTTCTTCTTGCTTTTCTTTTAGTTTGTGCTACCTTAGTATCATTTATTCTTGATGCTGTTCTTCCTTGAGATTTAGAAGAAGCATTTCCCCTTGTCATTGTTTTATTTGTATTTTTTGGCATTTCTATTTCTTTTTGCCCTTATCCATGCCTTTATCTTCAGGATCAAAACCTTTCGGTATCTGCCCTCTAAAAATAGAGTAATTAAAATTTTTGTATTGTTTGTTTGCCCATGATCCAAATACTACAACAGAGTAGCCTTTGCCACCTGCTTGAATTTTTTCAATTAAGTATTCACCATTGTTTTGCGGCCAATAATTACCTTGTACTCTTATTACATCATTAGGAAGTGCATCAAATACTGTATCTAATTGAAATACACTTCTTTCATTTGGTAGAATTGCCCCAAATGAACCTTTTGTTCCTTCTGGAACTATTAAATTAGGATCATCAGCTGGCGCATCAGTTGTATCATCAGAAGATGATGCCTTATAAGAGCCAACAAATAATTCTACAATTGTATCATCTGAAATTTCAAATATGTAATCTTCAATTTCATCTCCCATACCTGTAGTATTTGGTGCTATGTAAATAGATGCATTTTCACCAGTTAGTGTTGCTGTATTTGGTATGCCCGCATCCATAACAGGTGTTTCCTTAGTGCCGGGTGGAAGTGTTATAAGTTTGTATTGTAATGCAATATCAGCTTTTGGCGATGCTTCTAAGATAGGCATATTTTCTATTTGAACACCATAATAGTTAGGGCCATTAGAATTAGATTCATTATACAGTGAGTAGTCAATCTCATCATCGCCTAATGCAAACTTTTCAATTTCAAATGAATTTGAGGATAACTTCTCTCTTCCCTTATTTGTTAGGATCGCATCGACAATCAAAGTAGATCTATCTAAAAATGCCATTGATTGGTTCCTTTAGTTTTTAATTCGACGAAGCAGATGAAGCTAGATAATTTATTGTTACCGTACATGCTCTTGTTGCACCATACGTTAACCCTGTAATAATTATCGATGTCGTCGCATCATCTTGTGCTTGTAGTATTTCTTTTGCGTGAACAGTACATTCTGTGCCATAAACAGTTTGACTCATACTTTGTTTGCTTGTAGAATAATTAATATTACTAGGAGCAACAGTGGATGATGCTGTTGATAAATAAGCAATTGAAGAATTCAAAATTGTAAATGAATATCCATCCTCATCTGTATCACCATTACCAGGCAAATCTTTTGTATTGGGAGTAATAGTTTTACCGCCCCCTGCTGTACCATCTCCAGCATTCCAATCTACAGTATATCCATTTTCAACATTATAAATACTGGACATTTTATTTGTGCCTGTTTCTCTTGTTACAAGCTTATATCTCATTGTAGTATTTGCGTTTGATGTGGGCTCTAATAGTGGTAATGATTCTATTACATTACCATAATAGTCAGTCCCAAGTGGATTTGTTTCATTCCAGAGGGAATAATCTACTTCATCATCTGCAAGAGCAAACTTTGTTATTTGGAATTCATTTTGACCACGTGCTAACAATTCACGACCTTTTTTTGTTAGAACTGCATCCAAAATTGTTGTTGCATTATTTAGATATCCCATTTTTCTATTCTCCGTATTTAAAGATATTTTTAGAACATTTCATTTAATAAATATTGTAAAATTAAGTTTATTCATTACTGAAATCTACTGTTAAATTATTATTGTCCCCCTTCTTGTCAACCTTGACAGAATAGGGATTTGTTTCATAAATTTCCACTGCTTGTAGAACGCCGTCAGGTGATCTTGAGCCATCATTTTTACATCCTTCGTAAGCTAATCTAAAAAGCCCTGTATGACTGTTATAAACAGATTCGTACTCACTATACTGATATGATGATGAGTATGCCAATCCTAACGATGCACTTAAAGATGATGAATAAAATGGTATCGTCTCTTTATTAAATGATGATTTTCTAGATGCGGTAATCATAGGTTGAAAATTTTCAAAAAATATATCAGATCCTCCAGCCATATAAACTTGAGAATCAGCATAGTCGCGAGCTTCTGACAAGGGTTCATCAAGTGGATCTTTACCAAATCCTTTTAAAGTGGGCATATAGGTCATTGGCCCTTGCTCTGAATTAAATTTTTCTGTCTCAAATTCATCTCTACTTGATTTAATTGAACCAGTTTGACATAATCCTATTGATACGTAATCATGTCTAGATCCTGTTGTTTTTCCTGTCAACACTGTATCAGAAATATTACCCGTTTTAAAATCATAAATACTTTCTGCAGGTATCGGTAAAACTGATGTTGATGCTGTGGAATATTTAAATAAACTGGTTGGCTCCGGATATGTTGCATCAATTTCTGCATTTTTAGCAATATCTTTGAATATAGGTGGTGCTCCCATAACAACTTTTGGTCTTTCTAAAAGATGTGACTCTATTAATAAACCAATATTCTTTTTAGCACGAGCAGGAGCTAGTTTTCTTATATGATCAAAAAGGCTAAGATCATAATACTTTATTAATTTGATATAATCCCAAAATCCTTGTCGTGTTGTCCATTTTTTCCAATATGTGTCTGTAATTCCATCTAAGTTACCATGTGTATATCGTTCCTCATACACGTCACGAGGATCCCCAATATATTTAGCAAAATCCAAGTCAGCAAGTGATAACATAATATCTTCATTAATAACATCTGAAGGGGCAAAAAATACCCCCAATTTATTTGAGTCTAATCCAGCGTTATCAAATGAGCTTATCTCTACTCTTTCTGTAGGACTTAAATTTGCTTTTCCTCCGTCTGGAGATTTGAGTGTAGCACTTTCAATTCTTATCTTATTAGCTTGTGAACCAAATCCTATTTTAGGAACAAAAGCCTTTTGTCTATCTGCTACATTGCTAAAATTAATTTCATCAGAGAATCCGGATCCAGTAACGTATACTTGACCATCTGTATGCGTGTAATCTTTTAACCCTTTGGGATTATCATATAAGTTAATATAATCATCCATAGATAATCTAAAACTTAAATCATAGTATGATGAACTAGGATTGTTTCCATTAACTGCTTTGGGTGCACCAACATGATTCCAAAATGCATTTGCATTAAGTGGTGTTGACCAATATCTAAACTCCATCATAGACCCACTAAATTGTGTACCTATACTACCATCAGCATTTCCACCAAGATACCATCTATTAGCGGGAGTAGTACTACCTGTTGTGTACCATCCTGATAATGTACTTCCCGATACTGTCATGCTTCCTGATTCTTTTATTTTAATTCGATCCATTCCTGCATCGTAATATCCAAGAAACATATCAAAACTTTGTGTAGTAGCAGTCAAATCATTATCAAAATATTGTTCAGTATAACTATCATCCATAGAGCCTGTTCGTCTTCTAACCATTAATGACCAGTACTCGTTATTATAAATCCCATGATCAGTAATACTCATACTTTGCACACTGTCAGATCCGCTTACAAAAAAGTTAATTTGCCCCTTGCCATCAATGGCCTGATCAGCAGGCCCAAGCACTGCTGTAGCAATTGCACCACTTCCCACAGAAGTATTCTGATGTATTGTTATTGTGGGCGCGCTAGTGTAACCAAAACCACCATTTGTCACAGTAATTCCTGTAATTCTACCATTTGCAGGATTTACAGTCGGCGTTCCCGTGGCTCCGGAGCCTCCTCCACCAGAAAATGTTACCCAAGTTTCTAATGGCAAATAATCTGATCCTACCACGTCCATAGTCACACTACTTATAGGAGACCCAACTGTTGTCTTAAGATAAATTGCCGCCTCTGTTTTGCCATTACCATCGAGTTTATTTGCTAATATCTGATTTGCCTCATAAGGTGTTTTAAATCTCATTTCAATAGTATCAGGTGCTTTTTCTTTTGATGTATGATACCACGGCACTTGAATAGATTGTCCTCCCTTAAAATCTAATGCCTTTGTAAATTTTTGTTTTATTTCAAAATCTGGTTCTCCTGTCGGTCTTGGGCCTCCGTATTCTTGTATTCTTAAAATAGAGGTTGGTATACCATAAGCAGAAAGTAATGCCTTTAAAGATTGTTTCGTACCTTTTGTTTTTAGCATATACGGCATTGTAGATAAAATTCTATTCCATATCTCCCTTGTTACATCTTTTTGTGATTTTTTTGTGTATCTGATATTATAAATACCACTTTTAGAGCCAGATTCTGATAGACCTAAATGATATTGAGGAAGCGAAACAAGATCACGCCCTTCTATCATATCAAAACCAAGTGAGTTAGCTACTGGTTCTACTAATGCTTGTGAAATTCCTTTTGTTACATCTTCACTTCTATCATGAACATCTGATAATGCTTTTATATGCGTCCAAATAATATCGTAATGGTGTCCCATCATATCCATAAAATGTAAAAATTCTATATTTTCTCTATCAGTAGAAATATGCTCAGGTAAAAGATTAACTAATCTATTTCTATTATTTCTATCATAAAGACGTGCAGTGTCAGCTGCGCTACTATACCACTCTGTAAATTGAGAGCTGGTAACTGAATATAAAACATATGGACTAGTTAACGTTCCATCTCCAGATATTTTTGGTGCACTGTTATCAAAAAATTCACCCAAAGAACTTGTTACATATGCTTCATGTTCAAAATACATATAATTTTCAAAATCATCAAAACCATTAATCACACTTCTAACAGAATTTTCCCATCTTCTTATTTCAGAAGCTGAGCCACTTACAGCTGATCCAGCTGTATTGAGTAAATAACCAGCAGAGTCACCTGTTCCACTCAATGATGCACTGTTTGCTTTATATGTTTCGATATTTGTTAATTTTATTTTAAAATTATTTATTCTCTTTTCTGCAGAACTAAAATGAACAAAATTTTCATATTGCCTATAGTCTATATTAATATTAACATTTTCTAAGCTTCCACTTAAAATTCTATCTTCTAATTGATCCTTAACGCTTTGTTCATTGCCAATTAAATCAGTATGTGTTTTATATTCTGTTGCTCTATCTCTTATGGGTATTTCTACATCTGACCAGTTAGGTTGTCTTAAGACGGTTTCAGGTAATTTTTCTTCAATGAAAGGATTAAGATCAATTGTTTCTCTAAGTGTAGGTGTAACTTCTTCAGCAATAAAAACTGTATCAAGAGGTTCAATTCCAACTTCAAGTGGTTTTATTAATTTGTATGCTATGCTTCCTGGATATGTTTCAGAACTTATTGGCTTGAAATTTGTTATTAGTGATTTTGAATCATCATTCGGAATAATATATGTATAAAGATTATCTGCATCTTTTGAGCGAAAACGAACAAAGTAATCATCAAGTGTAGTTGTTGATAAATTTACTGCGTCAGGTCCCGTCATTACAGCATTAATTTCATTTCCATATTCTTCATATGATTTGTTTAGTATTAATTTTTTTTGTGTTTCTAAATCATTTTGAACATCTAAAATTTTTCCTTCATATCTTGCATAAATATTTTCTGATCCACTTGGTTGTGATATATAGCCTACTGAAAACCCTGAATCAAATGATGAGTACTTATTGACGCCATAGCTTGATACTATTCCACCTTGTTCTTCTGATGCTTCAGTATATGTTTTATCAACTTCAATTTGATTTTCATTGAATATATTTGTTATTGTAAATTCTAAAGGACCTAATACAGCATTTTCCTGTACTTCAGGTCGATCTAGTGAACTCTTAATAATTGAAAGATCAAATTTATCTCCCCACACTGTACCAAAAGCCCCATAATGCCCTCTTACTTCTATAAAAATAGGCATGTCTAGTGCAAAAAAATCTGTAATTTCAAATTCTAAAGTTGCTTTTTCCCATTGATTATATTCCTGGCAAGGAGAATGACTAATAGCACTTGGCCCTGAATTAAGTGCTTCTGTTCTATATGTTCTTCGATATAATGTTACATTTTCACCTTCAACCTCATATCTAGTAGACCAACTAATAGAGCCGCCTCCTTCATATCGTGTAGTCCAATCACCGTAATTGGTGCCACCAATATTTCTATTCCATACAAAGACACCGTCACTAGAAATATTTACATTTGTTGGATAGTCTTCATAAGAAGGGTAATAGAGTTCAGCGGCTAAATACTTTGATCCGAGTTGACCCCCGGGCAAGGCGGTGTATGCAAACTTTCTAAAAGCATTTGGACTCATCTCATCTTCACCCGGCCATACTGCTGCATCTAATCTTGCCATTGTCCAATATCCAAAGTAATCATCAGTATAATTACTATCCGCATTATATGAAAAGTCCCATTCATTTGTTGTTACCCAATACCACTTGAATGCTTCTGATTGTTCAATCTCGCCTGCATCAGTTATATAATCACCGCCAGCTCCTGATGCAGTAGGATTGTCTACGCCATATTGATCCAAAAAGGAAGAGACTTGATCTCCATCTGTATTCGCCCAATTGGGTTCTAAATCTACTGGTGCGTGATTATCACTATACGCAGCAAAATTATCTGGACCTCCATAGTGTAAATGAAATGCTCTATCCTCTGCCCAGACATCGTCATCTGTTACCATTAACGGTTCAGGTGGCGCTATGTCTGTTGCAGTCCAATGATTTATTCCTACCCATAATCCTTTTCTACCACCTTGTTCAAAATCAATAGGATCGGATTTTTGCATCCATGTAACCAGAACTTTATCACCAGCCCTTACTCCATAAGCAGATAATGCGCCAATTCCTTTATAGTTTTTATTATTTATATTATCACCCTGATATGAGTAAATTTGTAAATGTCTATGTGCATAATCATTTTTACTAGCAAGCACATCTTCACTTGGTACTACTTTTCCAAATGCATCTCCTGCGTCTCTTCTTGCTTGCACCATTTGATCAAAAATATAATCTTGATAGTTTAAATCTGGAAAACACATTGCAACACCGCCGTCTACACCTTTACCTGCTTTCCAATGAGCATGATAACCTATGTCTGCTGTGCCAACATAATATTGTGACCAAGCTAAACTAGATAATCCGTTACTCCATCGTCTAACATCCTTGTCAGTTGTCACCCTTATTGCTTGACCATTTAATGCAGCATCTGGAAGATGATAATAATATGGAGATCCTCCTTCGTCTCTTTTTTCTTGATTATTTTGATGCACAACTGCGACTTCTCCACCCTGTGTTGGGTCTCCTACAGCACCATTTGCGGCCTGCATATCCCATTCATAAATTTTTTCACTTTCAATTTCAGATATTATAAAGTCAGATGATAAATCTAAAATAGGATGTGCATCATTTATTATAAGTTTTCCACCAGCCATTATTGATTTAAATTCATCACCGTCTGCTAATTCACCAATTATAATTTTCCCATCAGGGTCATCAAATTTTAATATAGTATCTATTGGCTGTTCTTTAAATAATTCATCATTACTACCTTCTCTATGAAATGGTGTCAAGGTAACTCCAGGTTCTAATTGTGCTCCTGCAGTTAAAAAATATTTTGTGTTAATATTAGCTAAATTTGATGGGTCCCAATTATCTCTTGGTTCCCATATAATTCTTATTAACAGCTTATTAGATAGATTTGTATCTGATAATGTAAATGTAAAAGAGTGTCTTTGCCATTCACTCGTCAAAATAACCCACGAAGAGAATTGTGTTGATGATGTTACACCCCATGGGTCAGCATGTGCCATGCATCTTAATTTATCTCCTGGTTCACCTTTTACATAACAACTAAATGTCATTGTATAATCTTCTACAATTATTCCTGGTGGTAATGGGAAAACTGGTGTAGTTTGAAATTGTAAATTACCATATATTGCAGATGATATTGCCAATGGCTCATTTTCACTTTTAGCACCACCGCCCTCTGTTCTTGGTAAATTTAGGTATGATGAGTCTAAATTCAAAGTATTCTGAAATATTGCCTTAATAGCAAATTGACCAGCTGGATTAGGATCTATAACATTTTCAAGTCTAAGTGCTTTTTTATCATCAAATTCTACAGCATCACCACTAAAATTGATCACACCATCATTTGGCCAATTACCCCCACTTCTCCAGCCAAATGTCGTTTCCATCGTCCTACCCTTTAATAAGTTAGGGGTTACTTCAAAAATATCTGTTGAGGGTTCAAATGATTCTTCTTCTCTAATTTCATCAATTATTCTTTTGCCCATAAAATATGCATTATTAATTCTAATAGTGCCGTTCATAAATGTCATTGGCATATTATTATTAGTATTAAATGATAAAATATTAGAAGAAGGATTTCCAAATGATGCAGCTGGTGTAGGATCTTCATCAGAGAACCAATTAATACAATTGTATGCAGCAACTCTAAAACTTTCTAAATATTCTTCATCATTAATAAATGAAGGGGAAAGCAAAACCTCAGTTCTATCTCCTGAAATTTTTTGAATGATATATTTATTTTCCCTGGGAAAAAGCTTGTCACCCTCTACAGTTTCTGAATCTAGATCATCTTGACTAGCATAAAAATATTCATCTGGTTTTTTCTCATAGTTACCATTAAATATTTTATCATTTTCATTAACTAAAACTGGAAAAGGGCTTCCAGCTTGTAATCTTAAAAAATCAAACTTAACTTTAAATCTTCCTCTTTTAAATCCAAGCTTTCGTAATATTTCTCCAGCGTCAATTGCTGTAATAGCGGGTTTTCCTGGCATTTCTTGATTAACATATGAGTTAATTTTATCATTTGTAACATATTGAGATGAAATTAAACTACCGTTATTGCCGTAAACACATACTCTAATTAGGTCAGCTTTGTCTGCGCCAAATGCAAGATCAGGCCACTTTAAAGAACCATATTGTTCATTTTTTAATTGATCATAAAACTCAACATCTCTAAATGACTTATAATCAAGTGTATCTGGGCGCCTAATTAAATCATAAATCTTTTTAGGTATATCAACATCTCTATTAAGTTTTTGATCTACCAGACTATAATGTAAATCTAAGTCTAGCTTATCATCTTTAACTGTGCGAACAGAAGGCAAGCTTCCTTGAGCACCAGGGTTGCGACCCGATGGTGTCCTAGATTTGCCACTATATTTTTGTGTTTTTGCCATCCTTAAAACTCTTTAAATTCTCTATCAAAAATATCTTTTGCTTCTATTTTTGTACGATACCTCCTTCTGTACAATTCAACATACAATCTTTGATTTTTATTAGATTGTGAAGTACCATCAGAAATTTTTTCATATAATTGAATTATATTATTTGTGTCTCTAAGTGTATCCCAATAGTTACCACCTCGTCGATCAAATGTTTTGCACACCTTGTCAAAGTTTGAGTTATACTTACCTTCATCTCTTGCTTTTAAAGATGTGTAATGTTCATTTTCTTGTAATTCTTTTTCTGTGTATGGCATTATCTGACTACCTTAAATTGATGATGTCCGTCATAATATTGTACTGTTTTATTTATGCCCGATCCAGATTCAATTTTAAATTCTATTCTATAAAATCTTTCAGGCTGAATACCTGATGTTCTTAACTTAAAATAATTTCCGCTAGTATCACAACTTAACTTGGATCCGGGGCCATAAGGTACTATTATATCTTCTGTCTTATCATCAATTATAGAGTAGAATGCAGAGGCACTAGGTAATGTATTGACTGTTAAATATTCAGATGTGGTTGAAAATGTTTTTGAAGGATATTTTTCTCTTCCTTTAACTCTAATTTTTGTTAATGTACCAATCTTGTACTCATGATTAAAATTTTCTAAATTAATTTTAAGTTGATCAAGCTGAGTAGAAGTAAGTGCAGTCAGTGAGCCCGTTACCCATAATGAGTCATCCCAAACTGCTTCTAATTTTGGCGGAAATACAGTATGTGTATCAGAAGAAAAGAACTTATACATTCCATAGTCAGTACTACTTGTTTCTTCACTGCTGTCTCTTTTGACAAGAAATCCTTCATTACTAATACTGCCGCTTATCCAACTATTAACAATTCCTGTTACATCAAATCTTGGGTCAAATGATTTATTTTTATCAAATACATATGAACTAGAGCTAGCTTCAAACCATGTGCCACCCAAACGTGAATTAACAGTTGCCCATACAGATGCTGTACTAGCATTTCTATATTTCCATGATGCACCATCTGTTGTTTGTGGTGTATGGAGTAATTTACCTGTACCTTCTGTCCAACTTTGTGATACAGCAACAGCATATATAGTTGTGTCATCTTTAACTTCGATTGCACCCGCATCATATAAATTTAAATAAAATTTTGCATCAGTACCTATCTCTCCATTAGCAACAGATTTAGAAATTTCTGTTAATGGAAATTGTATTAATGCTCTGCATATTTGATTAAATTGTGTGGAGTTTTCCTTGAATGTTTTACCAACTTGAAGAATTTCATCAAACCCTTGATTCTTTAAGCTACCAGTACCGTCAATATCATCACCTCTTAGTAGTGTTGCATCTTTGTCAGCAAAAACATAATAATGAGCCATTAATAATCTCCTAGAACTTTACCAACAATATCAATATTTGGAAATTTTACTTCAAAAATTGAAGGATCTAGAGAAGGATAAAGAATATCTTTTGATGTTGCTTTTTTTACATTATAAATGTTACCCGAATAACCGTTTTCTTCTTTAAATTTATTTGTAACCACAATGGTATCCTTATCAGGATTTTGATCAGGAGGGGCAACGACATTATTAACACCATCTACTAGTGAAATTTCATATGAAATATCCTGTAAAATAATTGGTTGATTTACTTGCCATTTATCTATATCAAAATATTTTTTTACTTTATCAATTGCCTTTAGTAATACTTCATTTTTATTATATCCTTTTTTTACATAAATTGCAAATCTAATTCCTATATTAATAACATAAGCATCTTTAAGATTAACTGCGTCTGTTAAGATTCTGTAAGGTCCGAGATATGATTTGATATTTCTTTTTGTTGCTTCATTTACTTTGACTAAATTTTTATTTTGGTCATACCCTAAGACATAAAAATTTAGTGCCATTGGATTTGTTACACGACCATTTTCACCTAAAAGCTCTGCTATAGAAACTTCACCGCCTAATTTTTCCAATGTGGGCATATCAATTATTCCATCTTGAATTATACCTTGACCTGTTTCAATTTGGTCATCCTGTGTTATGTAAATTTTTTGAATGTTTCCATACTTTGCAGGTAAATTATAAACTCTTGAAATATAATCTTCTTTTGAAACTGCTCTATTTTGTGCTTGAAAATATGCTCTTGTATTTTCTTTTATTTCAGTTAATGTTTCTTCACCTCGTCCTCCAGTTGCAGGAATAGGATTTGATACAGCAAGTGAAGCTTCAGTTTCTCCCAATAATGAAGGATCTAATCCTGATACTGCTATTGATTTATTTATACCTCTCAAAGTTGTTATTGATTTTGCAGGTACATTTGCTTCAACACCCCCACCATAAGAATACTCTATTGTTAAGGTTGTATTAGCAGGTGCTTTACCATAGACAGCTGTATTTAAAAAATTTGCTGGATCTAAAGCAGAATCAGTATTTAAAAAATTTGTATTTGTAAAACTATTGCCAACTTGTGATGGGTTTGGTATTATCTCTTCATCTGAACCGCGCGAAGTACCAGAGCCAAATTGTAATTGTGTTTTTCCTTCTATTGTTACTCTTGTTTTAAATCTATTGTTTGTTCTTTTTAATTTTAGTAGATACGGTGTTGTATCATTAAATCCTGCTAAATTAGGATCGTTCTCAGCAGTATTTGCTATTTCATCAAATATTAAATCTTGTGCTAATGAATCAACTTCATACCATTTATTGCCGTCTGAATCAATTACAGAAATAATTTCTAATACACCTTTTTGTTCTAATGTAATTCTTTCATAGGCCTTTGCATCTGTAAATACAAATTTTTCTGTGGTGATTGTACCACTGACAGCCCTTACTGATTTTTTTAAAAGAAACTTTGTAGGCGAACTATCATTAACCTCATAAATTTCAACTGTTGTTGGATCTAGAGAGCTTGAAAAATTAAAAGTAATTTGATCTAGAGTTCTAAAAGTTTTAGCAAATTGTGCTGATTCTACAAGACTTCCTGCATTGATTGTGTATGCATAATCATAATTTGGTTTTGCATTATCACCTATACCAGTAGCAGGCACTGTTTGCCAAAATTCTAATTTTGCTGTTGACGGTGTGGAAATAGTAGGCTTATATCCATATGATTGTGCAATATCAAAGATTGTTTTCTTCTCTTCAGCATAAACAAGAAGTGATTCTCTAAATTGTTCATCAACATAAAAAGATAATACATCTCCAACGTAAGATGCCATTTCAATAAACATCATTCCCGGAGATGATTCATTAAAATCAGCATATGAGTTTGGAAAATAATCCTTAGCATAATTTACTAAGTCTTCTTTAAAATTAACAAAATTTTTATTTAAGTAATTAACTTCCTTTGGCTGTATTTTTGTGCTTGCCATTTTATACTATGTTCCTTGCTAGTCTTAATGAAATTGAGTCTGTAGCATTATGACTACCTTCAATTTCATAAGATAATGATATACTAAGATAATTTTTATCTTCCTGAGCATCAATAATTAAATTAATAATATGTACATGTGGTAGCCATTCTTCTATTGAATCTTTAATGCTAGCTTCTAATTTTTTCTCCAGGTCCGGATCAAAATTTTCAAATAATAAATTAAAAATCTCACTACCAAATTCTGGCTGTCCTAATCTTTCACCCTTAACAGTTAAAAGTAAATTTTTTAAATTTGTCTTTGTTTGCTCAAGAATACTTGTTGATGACGCAAAAAATCCATCTTTAGAATTTCTTATAGGAAATATAATTCCAATTTTAGAATCCGGATCATTATCTCTTTGTCTAACTGATGCAGTTCTTGGATTTTCTAGTGCCATTATTTAAGTTTACCTTTACCGCTATTACTACTTAATTGCGTAGCCATTTCATTTGTAACTGGTAGAAATGAACCACCAAGCTGAGTCGCTCTTGCCCTTGTAGTTAAATATCTTTGACCTGAATTAGTAGTTACAATTCCAATTTGTAGGCTGTCCTCGATATTCTCTATTAGATTAAATCGTTCTTCAGGTGTCAACTCAGAATTTCCATAAGTATCTACACTAAATATTTCTTTTAAAGTTTCAACTAAGGGTGTAAAAGAATTTTGTTCCATCAATGGCACAGAAGATACTCCTCCGCCTCCGCCACCCATAACAACTTCAGCTCTTGATACATAATCATGAAAATCTTTAGCTTCTCTTTTAGCCTGATCAACATTCTGTTTCATTTCTTGAATCTTTGGCTTTGTCTTGAGAAACTTATTTTTAGCTGTGTGCTCGTTTTTTCTATTAGCTATGTTTCTTATGAGTCTATGAACTTCTAGTGCCATGCTTCTTCTCTATTGCTTTTACTACTTTTGCTGAATGACCACTCATTGCTTTTATCATAAAATCAGGCGTATTACCAGATGCTTGTGGTGTATTAGAAGTAGTGCTATCTAATACTGCTTGTTGTTCATAGAATTTCTCTGGTGAATCAATTGCACCTCCGCCCATAGTAGGATACGTTTCAAACTCTTCACCTGACGATATTCCACCTTGCGTCTCATTTAAAATTTTATTTAAAACTGGATCTTGGGCAAGCTGACGATTATCTGGTTCTGGACCAGTATAATGATCAGCCACATCAGCCTCTGATATTGTTGGTTCTTTCATTTCTTTAATGACAATATTAATTTGCTTGGCAACTTCTTTCTCTACCATTTCTTTTACTATTTTTTTAAGTGCCATTATTACGTTTGCTTTCATTTTGTGACCTCTTTGTTCCTTTATTATAATTAACTAAAATTTGAAGTTTTCATGTAATCATCTAACTCAGTCATACATTCACTTAAATCGAGAATTTGTGAGTCTAGCATTGCATCAATTTGATCTTCATTTAAGTCAGCATTATCGGATGTACCAATTCCACCTGATTCACCAACTGACCAATCTCCATCATTTGCATCTGAGGGTATTATTGCAGGTGCTGCTAGTAATGCTCCACCTGGGCCTATTGCATTACCACTTCCAAGTTCATCACCTGCATTTAGATCCATTCCTGGCGGAAAATAATCCATTCCCATATCATCAAATCCAAGCCCTGCATCTAAACTACTATCTAAATTTGGTTTTCCACCACCAGCTCCTGCTGCACCAACATCACCTAAGTCTCCTAATCTTCTATCAACATATACACCACCTAATTTTTCACATTCTTCCTCACTAAGGCCTGCAGCTTGACCTCTATTCATTGCACATTGTGCTATAATTTTTTGTAATAATGCAATTAATTGTGGCAATATTTTAGATGCGTCTGTCATACTTTTAACAGCCATTTCAATTAATGTGGGAATTCCCATAATAACTTGAAGTGCTAATAACAAAACTTGAACTGCCTTTAATGGAGCAAATAGCCACATTAAAAGTTTTATTGCCTTCTTTAATTTTTTAATTACCTTAGAAATTTTGGACATAATAGCATTAATTCTATTAATTGCTGCTACAACTTTTTCCATTATCTCTATAAGTTTGCTAACATCAGGTAACAACTCACAAGCCTTATCAGGATCTATTTCTACTAATGAAACTAAATTTTGTGTCTTTGCAATAAACTTGCCTGTGAGCATCATAAGTTCATTTATCTTTTTTTGTATTTCTACCCACCACGTCATATCAAGCCCAGGTAAATCTAATTCTAAATCTAAATCATCTAACATGTCTTCTAATCTAGATTGATCTTCTGGCGGTTTACCTGCTAGTTCTTGTAAGCTACAATATTCATCATCATTATCAGCAGCACCAGGAGAAACAACAGCACCGTCACCTGATACTTTTGCTCCAGCTGTTGCTGTGTATGGCGCATATTGCTCTTTTCCATTACTATCTATAGCCTTGCCATTAATAACAATGTCACCTTCTTTTAGCTCAGTTCCTGGAGCAAATACTCTAGCTTCTCCTCCAAAACCTTGATGAACAACATCAACCCCATCTTCATCTGCAGTAAATCCATCTTCTGTTACAAAATCACCGGGTCCTAATCTTGCACCCATAGGAAACATTTGATCCATACTTAAATCTATTCCGTATACCTGTGCTGCTACTTGATTTTTTGCTAATTCAGCATCTGATAAACCTGAAGAGTCTGATCCTACACCACCAGTTTTAGTTGCTGAACCCACAATGATTTGATCACCCATCAATAAACTTGAATTACCCTGAAGGTGTCTTTTAATTGTTGTTATATTTTTACAATCTAGTGACATTATAAACCACTTCTCGATTTTTTAGATACCTTAACATTTTTACTTAATATTCTATTTGCAATTTGTGGCTTTGCTGTTGATGCAGTCCATCCTTGTAATTGCGCACCTGCTGCCATCCCTTCGGGAATCGGAACTAAAGTACCAATATTTCCAAGTCCTTTTATTCCTGCAATTTTTGCTGCAAAACTATCTAATGTAGCAACTAACTCTCCAAGAAAGTTTACTAAATTTTCTCCTAATACTGCTGATTGCAAGTTACCTTCATCAACATCACCTAGTAATACTTTTTCACCAACAATATTTGTATTCAATTTCGAAACAATATTTGTTGTATTACCCGAGAACATATTGATCTGACCTGTATTTGTATTTTCTTTTGTATTAAAAACTAATCTATCAGAGTCTAAAATAATTGCAGGTGCACCAGCTGTCTTGACATCAGTAACTCCTTCAACTTTAGGTGAAACTGTGTATTTAATATCTTCACTTCGTGTTAAATAAAGTGATGCTTTATCAGTATCAATATCTTCTGTTCTTGGAGTTCCTGCTGCAGCTTCCGAAGCTTCAGATTCGTCAGAAATTCTCATTTTAATTACAGCATTGGCAGAATTTAATTCACTATCACCATTCGTTGTGTAGTCAGTACCAATTCTTATTGATTGGTCATTTCTTCCATTTAACGCCCAATCTCCCGGATATTGCTTAACAGGTCTTGGATTTTTATTATACACAAAGCCTTGCAAATAGGCATCTATATTATCTGGTACCAATGGCTTCACCGGTGCACTAAGACTTCCTTTGTTGGAAGCGTCTTTATCAATACCTAATACAATGTTATGTGTAGCTGAATTTCGTAAATTTAGTGGCTGAAAATAATATGTTTGTGCGCCGTAGTTGATAATAACAACTGTCTCTCCCACAATAGGATATGATCGAACTTGTGCGTCTAAAGGTTTTATCCACGCACCGGCAGCGGGTAAAATTGGAAAATCCTTTATAGATGCTTCAACCTTTATACAACCAATATGATTAACTGTTAGGCCTTTTTTATCTACAAGATCATCTTCATTATAAATTACCCTTTTAACAGAACCAACAATTGATTGCAATGATACTATTGCATTTTCGTCTATAAGCCACTGAGCAATTTCATTTATTCTACGCTCATCAGCTGTATTTCTATTTAATTCTAGCTGCTTTTGTTTATTTGCACCAAGCTTATCAGCGTAAACTAGATCGTGATTAATCGGCACCAGCTAACTCCTTCTAGTACTATGTTATGTTTAAATTTATATCGTCTACTTCTTTTTGTAAATCTTTTGTGGCATCTTCTAATTTACCAATAATTTGTTCCTTTTCAATATCAGACAAGCCAAACTCACCATCTGCAGACTTAGACTCTGTTTGAATAACCCTTTGTACAACAGCTGATAGCTTTACTAATACTTCATCATTTCTTATATTCGCTTCCATATAATCACTAATCATAGGAAATAATTGAATAGCAGAATTTGCATCTTTTATATAAACCATCAACTCCTGTATTAAAGATTCTATTTGAATCTTATTGCGGTCAGAGTTGTGATTGATCTTTTTGAAAAGATCAGATAGAGAAGTTCCCTTAAATAATTCATAATCAGCAGACATAAAAACATCCTTTGATTATAAATATAGAGAACTATGAATTTAATCGTTTAGAATCGGCAATAAATATATCACCCTCAGATTCCCATTTACCATATAAATTTTTGTAATGACCCCTCATAACATTTAGTACCCTTGTTATGTGTTGAGTCTGGTAACCTGAAATTTCTCTAAGTAAAATATATAATGCTTTTTTATTAAAAATCTCAATTGATCCTACACGATCCATCAATTCTATAATAGAAAAGGCAATTGTGACATCACGCTCCTTTTTAAATACTAGATTAATATTCTCTTCCCAATAAGAAACAACAGCATTAAAAAACGCCCTATGTTCATCATTCTCTAAAAAAGATTCGTTATAAGATGTATTTTTTACATCCTTATGTTTAAGATCTAAAACATCATTATGTGTTTTCATTTTTTTATAGTTGTTGTTATTATGACATATCAACCAATTCTTAACGACAACGCTAAAATAGCTAAATGCTTTTCCTTTGCCTTGTTGATATTTTCCTAATCTTGTTATCATAAAAGAAATTACTTCATGCTTTACATCCTCTAGTGGAATATCAAAATAATAAAATTTAAATGTATGAATTATATTCTCAACTAATTTTTCAAATGGTTTTCTCAAAGATGCATTATAAATTTGATTTTTAATACGATAATCATCTGTGTTGTTATAAGCAATAATTGCTTCTTCAGTTTCTCCAGTAAAGTACATTCTTGTTTTTGACGGTTTACGCGGCATCTTGTTGTTCCTCTGTTATGTTTTCTAATTTGTTTAAAGACTCTTCTAATGCTTTGAATATTGATCCAACCTCATCATCTGATTCAAATGCACCTATTGTATCTAAGTCTTTCATTTCTTGTAATGTATTTTGTATTTGTACATACGTCGCATCAATCCATTGTTCAAGTCTATCACACTTAGTGTATAGGTTCACTATGATGTATAACTGAACAATAGAAATTACACAAAATACTATTGCTGCTATTTCAATTATCATGAGAATAAATCCTTTAACTTATCTGTATCTAAATCTTTTACCAGTTCCTCTTCCTTAGATTCACCTTTCATATATTTTGGGAAATCAATTCTAGAATCCCCTGACAACATAAACTTTTCCTTTTCCTGTCGTGCTGCTGATGCGTCTGCATAATGAATGATGTGTGGCAAGTTTGTTTTCATTGCCTTCCATTCTGCACCCTCCATATAATAGGACTTATTTGCTTCTTCATATAACCCGTCAGCTAATCTAAGTCCTAAGTATTCTGATTCTGACATATCAATTTTAAATTTATTAAGAATCCAAATTGCCCTATCAGTTACTGTCATATAATGAATTGCAGGATTATGCACATAATATTGTTGCAACTTTTTTGCTCGCCATTCATCAGTATTAGTTAGATAATAATCTTCATCCATATCACCTACCTTACCCAAGTCATGAAACAATGCAGCAAATACTACTGATTCTTCTGTAATGTCATCAACAAACATATCCTGTGACTTGAACAATTCATAATAAGATTTTGACCATCCTATAATATTGAGTACATGAGCAACATAACCACCTGGAAAAGCATTATGAAACCAGCCTGTACCTGAAGCAGGTGCTAGAATCATTCTCTCTTTAAAATGATCATGTAACTCTTTTATTTTTTCTAATCTCTCACCATCAAATGTTTCATCGATAATCTCTTGTAACTTATCCCAGTTCTCACTGATTTGTTCTGCAGTTAATCTCATGCATTCTCCTGTGCCCATGGCATTTTTATAATATAACAACCTTCAAACTTATAAGGTTGAACATGTTTTGACTCTAAAATATCTACTACATTTACCCACTTAGGATTCATAGTATCTCGAACCTGATAAATTCCATCCTTTTCATCAGCCCCTTTAAGTAAAATATAATCACCATAATCAAATGGGCCTCCCCATCTTTTCAATAAATTTCTAGAAAGTGCAACAAACTTATAATTTGATGCCTTATCTATTCTAATTTTTGTACCATCTGCTGTGATGTCGGGCGTCTTATCTGTTTGTGGAAAGATTGGTTGATACATAGTTACATCTACTTCAATTCCATATTGATAAAATTCATCCAGTTGATATTGTAGATTCTGTTTTTCACTTACCAGTGTCTCATAATGAGTGTGATAAATTTCTCTATGCTTTTTCATAAAATAAGTAGATACGTAACCATTCATTACAGTGATAAAGATAATTAACAATATGTACTTTTGTTGATTTAGCATGGCGTGCTCCTTTTGATTAATAGAATCTAATAACATTTTGGTATACGCGTAAAGGCTTTTTTTCATTTATTTTTTGTGGACCCGGGGAGATTCGAACTCCCGTCCGGCCTGCTATTAACAATGAGTCGTTACAGCTTAGACGGTTTCCATTGGTAGAAACTGCCAAACAACCATGCGAATTCCTTTTGCTCAGAACATATTCCTTAACTGGCTTTTAGTTATACTCCAAATCACCAACGAGTTTGTGTTCAACTTATTTTATGCTCGGGTGTTGAACAACCCAAGAACTTAAGCAGCGTATGCGTAAGTTGGCTGGTGAGCCAGCTCAGCGCCAATATATGGTGCTGAATCAGTATCGGCCAAATGCCAATCTATCACCAACCCGTCTAGCGAATTATCGCCATATTGGTTTTGTGAGTCTTTTTTCACGAGACCTACTCAATCTCTGCTGCACTCATTTGTCAAAAAACACCCGTCGATTTCCATACGGGCCCATATCTTTTAATTTTTAATTATCCCAGCCTTCTGACCACTGGCTAATATCTTCATCTGTAACTCTTAAATCTTCTAATAGTAACTCAACTGCTGCCCAATCTTTGTCCGATATTGCAGCTTCTAAACGCATAATTATTTCTTCAACTGAAAGCATATGACTTACTCCTCTCTTAGTTGAAGCTAAATATGGATAATCTACTAAATTTAAACTAGTTGCTGACGTATTTTTAGGGTCAGCAGCCCACGGTAATATAACTTTCATTTTAAGCCTCCGCTAATTGGTAACTTAATTTTACTTTATCATTTGGTATTGATTTTGACATTGCATAATCATATATCAATGCAACAAAAACCTCATGTGCAGTCTCATCAACAGACAACTCTTTACCATCTGTCAATGCATTGAACATTTCTTTATTTGTTCTATAAAAATAATTTATCTCAAAACATAGTGATTCGAAATCTAATATTCCTGGTTCACCTTGAAGATTATTTTCTAGTATAGATTGCTTCATGTTCTACTTATTTTCCATTTTATTTAAAATATTTTGTCTAGCAATTCTATTAGTTTCTGATTGTTTAACTTTTGCTTTTCTAATTTTTGTAATTCCTTTTCCGTTTATCGTTGGCATACCGTGATCATCAACACCAATATCCTTTACGACAATTTTTTTATTTTTCCACTTACCGGTGAGTATCTCATCACCAATATCAATATCTATTTTAATCATTATACTTCCCTATACATTGATTCAGTATTCTTTTTTAATTCTTCAATTTCCACATCCATCCTCTTGAGTGTATCCTTAAGATTACTAACTGGAATTCGCTTTGAGACAAGCGCAACATGTTTTCTATCTTCTTTTCTAGATCCAAAAATAAATGAAGCTACAGGAAAATCTACTTGCTCAAAGTCTAATTGAGCATACCACGGTTCTGCTTTTCCTGACTCAAACCCAAGCGTTCTTGCTTCTCCGCCAGGTAACCATCCAGTGTCTGGCTCACCACCATCTGCACCATAGCCTGCATTATTAGATACTTCAAAAAGTTTCTTCATATTATTAAATATCTTTTTCTTTACTTTCTAGCTCTTCAAGTGATATATCAGACATTTTCATAATTTTTAATTTTTCTTCTTCTAACTTTGCTATCCACTCTGCTAATAGATCTATGATTTTATTCTTTGTTACATCATGATCATCATTATCTAAAATTCTATCAACCCATTTTTTATACATAGACAAGTAACCTGACAACCACATTGCTATTTCTTGCCTTTCTTCTGGCCATGATTTTCTCATTTAATACTCCATTTTATTTATTAAATATGAAAAATAATTTATACTTCAATGCTCTTATCTTAAACAGTATAGTAATAAATACACTTAAAACTTTATCTAAAACAACATTTTTTGTTGTGTACTCTATTGTGTTAGTAATGTTACAGCCCTTATTTGATTTAACAATGCTGTATCTGTTTGTCCAAAGCTTTATGCCAAAAGGTAAATTATTTTCATTAATTATGTGGAAGTAATATAAAGATTCAGTTGAGTTGCACATTGCAACTTTAAAATGATATGTTTGAAAGAACCATGTATAAATACTAATTTTTGCTCTTCGTCTTATGCCCTTAAACTTCATAACACCGCACCCAAAAGGCAAAAGTCTATTCATAAGCTTAGAGTCAGGATCAGTAAAAGCATCTCTAACAGCTTGTAATGGTACACTAACTGTAGAATTAAATTCCATCTATCTCAGTTTCTCGTTCACTTGCAACTTCAATTTCATCATCATATTCAGTATAGCAACCTTTAGATTTTAATGAAATAACAATAAGGTTTGTTATAGTTTCTCTTGCTGCCTTAGATGCTAAATTTATCTGTGAATCTTTGCAATCATCTAAGACTCCCATTATAATATTTTTCATTTTCCTTGACCTCTATTTCTTTTTTTAAATCGCTTACTACCGACCCTTGTACTAAATTTTGTTCCTCTACCTTGTCCTTGTCTAGTTCTCTTTCTAGCGCTAGTTGGCCCTATTGTTCCTCCTACTGCTTTTGCCATTACATTACCTTATCCCATGTTAACTTTTTGTTTTTTATATAAGCTTCTTTTGTTAACTTATCCTCGTCTGTATTCCATATTGCCTTAACTAACAAATCGTTTAGTGGTTTATTTTCATTACCAAATCTTGCATCCATCTCCCACAATACATACAATGTTGTATTAAGAGTTTGTGCAACTTCTTTCAATATCAAATAATCTTCTGATAAATTAATATCACCATAGAAAACCTTGCCTACATTTGGCATTAAAACATTTGCATTATATACTACTAAATCATCAACATGATTATTGCTGTAATCTAATTTTGATCCCAACATTCTTCCATCATACCAATCATACGCAGCAAAATGCTTTTGTATTTCAATAACGTCTGTAGAAGGTGCAAAATCACTTGGATACTTTCCTTCTAGTTCGATACTCTTAAATGTCATTTTCTTTCTCCTTTATAATAACCATTGTGCAAATTTATAAATTCCATACCAAAACCCAACGCATATTGTGGGTATTAAAATTAACCAAACAAAAACGTTTGACCAATCTGGTTTTACTTTATTTTTCATTTTTCTTGTTCCTCTCGGCTCCAAAAATCTTTTCCCAATTTTCAGCATACTTTGATTGACTTCCGCGTCTTTTATCACCCTTACCAGCATCAGAATATTTTTTTGTTACCTTTGGTTCCTCTTTTTTTTGTGAAGATTTTTTATCACTCATAGACAACACTTTTTATATTTCTTACCACTACCACAATGACAAGGTTCGTTACGACCAGTTTTCTTTTTACTTACTATTGGTTCTGGTTTATTTTCTCTGTCCATAATAGTTTTACCGTTTAGGTGATCAATCTCATGTTGAATGCAAACTGCTTCTAATATTCTTTGTTCTTGATCTTGCTTGTGTCTATCTTTTTCCCACGATCCTTTACCTTCTTCACCACTTTCTTCTCCGCTAAAATACCAACCACTTTCTTCTTGTTCAGTTTTTATTATTACATTTTTATATCGTTTAGTGTGAACACCTTTTTTTGGAAATGATAAACAACCTTCATAATAATCTATCTCATCCCATTGTTCTTCAATGACAGGATTAATTAAAATAATCGGCTCCCGAACATTAACCACAGCAACAGAAGCATCAATCCCAACTTGATTAGCAGCAAGACCAATGCCATCCTTCCGCTCTGCGAGGATAGTGAATAAATCTTTCGCAATATGTAGTCCTTCATCTACTGATACCTTTCGTAGTTTTTTGTTAATGACTGGATTGTCATTCTTAAAACAATCTATTACTTCATGTTGATGATATGAAAATCTAGTCAAGTGCTATAATACCTCTTGTAAGCTTCCTAAAGATAAGTCAGCCTTTTCAATATACAGCTTTGCGTCTTCTTTATCTTTAGCCATGAAGGTGTATCCTTCAGTGGTTGTCCATTTCTTGTAGTTATCAAACTGACCTACTTTCTTTTTTGTCTTAGACAATGTGAATCTCCTTACCAAGTTTTTCTGCGTACCCTATTGTATTTTCAGTTCCACCTTTTCTATCAGGTGCCACGAATGCGTAAAGTACATCCACATTCTCTGCAATTTTTTTATTTCTAGCGTAATAAGCTTTTGTAAATTCATATCGTGGACTACCACTCGGTGGTAATTCAGGAAGATATTCAACTATCTTTAATCCTTTTAATTTGGCATGTTCTGTTGCCCATTTATCTGGGCCTTTGCAACCACCTGATATGACAACAGTATTCTCTGAGAACGTTTCTACAAGTTCCCAAATATTCCAGTAGTCTCGTCTACGACGACTTCCTACTATCCCTATGGACTTCATGAGCATAACCTTTTTTAATTAATTTTTCCATACCTTGTAACTTAGGTTCTACCCCATAGATAACACCATAACAATCTAAACATAATTGTCCAGCACCTTCTACATAACCAAGTCTAAAATCTATATGAGTTTCTTTATCATATAGAGAATTTTGTTTACAATTAACACACTTGTCTTTCATTACTTGACCTTATGATCTAAAAAATCTTTTTGTTTTTTAATTGCTTTTTTCATTTCTTTCTTTTCTGCAGCAATCTTTAATAGCTTCTTTTTTTCTGCTAATAGTCTTTTTTCTTTATTAACTTTTTGTTTTTCCTTAATAGCAGCAACATCTGTAATTGGTCTACTACCTTTTAATTCTGGCTGCTCCACACCTTTGTGGTAGACGTTTTGTTCTTTATCCACAAATTCACTCATCCATCTCCACCCACGAGGTTTTCCAGTTGATGTATATGTTCCACCTGTAACCCCAAATAATTTTAATTTTTCTTTTTCACTTAGTAAATTTATGCACTTACACATAACACATCTAGAACAAGTTACGCCTGTTGCAGAATCATCAACACGCTCTTCATGACCACACCCTGGTGTGATACACAGTGTCATTATTAATGTTGTATCAGGATCGAAATCCCTTTTTGATTTAACTGATCTTTTTCTTCCCATAAAATATTAGTTGTAAATTTTTATTAAGTATTGCTAAGGCAATTGCTATAACACAATCCTCGTAAGGTAGCGCATCTGGATAATAGAAGTTCCATAAAACTATTAGTAAAAACCAAATTACCCAAGATAAGTATTGTCTCATAATGATTTTCCATATTAGAACTTAACAACGTTTTGCTATACGCGTAAAGGTTTTTTTTTAATTATTTTAATCCAGACCAATTCCGCCCTTTTCTAGTTCATTTAAACTATCATCTATTTCTTTAGATTCGTCTGTTTGTAGATTCTTGTCTTTGTAAAACTCCCACCATTTTTGTGAAGATTCTTTATCTAAATCAGAAATATTCGCTTCAGTCCAATCTCCACTTTCTTCTTCTTTCTTTCCTGATGCTAATTCAAATGCCATATTAGCCGCAATGACAAGGGATACAGCTAATGGGTCAAATACAAATATTAGTATGAATATAAACCACTTAACAACATTATCTATTTCAGTATTAAATACTCTAGCTAAATAAATAGCTGGACCAACATCTACGCCTGTTTCAACTAATGCTGTTTTTAAATCACCAATCTCTTGTTTAGTGTCCAATGTTGCCTGATTAATATCGTTAATCTGCGGTTGATATTCATCTCTTAACTTACTTTTTGCAGTTCTATAATTTTCAGGTAGTTCTGATATTGCTCTTTTTAATTCATCTTTTAAAAATTGCTTATCCTCTGCTAATTGCTTAAGTTTATCTTCTTTGAACATTAGTATAGTAGATTGTTTTTCAAATACCGTTGTTGCGCCCTGGTAGGCATTAGATAGATAACCAAATATCCCAGCTGACGTTATTAGAATTAGAATAATTGTGCCGACGAGCAAATAGTTCTTCAGAAACGTGGGCACTTTGTCCCAGTATCTATAAAGAAAAGACGCTGTTACTAACTTTGCAAACTCAAGGCTTCCTGCCATGATTACTACAGACGACTGTGCGCCGGCAAATAATTTTGATAGACCAAATACAGAAAAGAAGGCTGCACTAAATGCTACTAATCCAGCACTTAAAGCAACAATATATGGAAATAATTTCGAAGTTTTATTCATGATATTAAATATCTGTATATTCTGCAGTGATTACCTTATTACAAAAGTAATACTCGTCACCATTTCTCAATACATTATCAGCATTCCACCGTTGTTTCCACACTTCTATCCCTTCTTTACTAACTGAGGAGACTTTCATTTTTCCTCTTAGAGTATACCTGTCATCTCCGACACTAATTATTTTCACTTAAATATTTTTTATATAAAGTGTCAATATCTTTTTTTGTATGTTGCGAATCTTGTTTTTTAAAAGCCTTATCACGTGACATGTAAGTTAATGGAACATCAGCTAATGATGGTGGTCTTCCCCACTCATCACACATTACAGTTTGATTTAACCACTGTTTTTTTGTTAACGGCACATTTGCCTCCTATTAAAATTTATAAAATAGGGCTCTGTCGTTTTTTAAGTCGTTATATAGTGGAGACTAAAAATCGGTTGAGCCTTAGCTCCGAACCCTATTTTATTTATTCTGTAACTAACCTATGATATTTTCACAAAGGTTCTTTTTGGTTTTTCAGGTTCTATCTTTGGTATATCAATAGACAAAATACCATCTTTAAACCTGGCTTTGATATTGTCACCGTCTAAAGATTCACCTAGCGTAAACCTACGCTCGAAAGCTGAGTGCTTGAGTTCCTTACGAATTACAGTCGCACCTTCTTCCATAGCTCTTCCTATAGCACCGTGTTTTGTACCCTTTATTGTCAATACTCCGTCTTCAACATCAACTGTAAGATCTTCTTTTGCAATACCTGGGATTTCAGCAACTACGCCAACTAAATCATCTTTCTCGTATACGTTGACTTTTGGATATGCAGAACCTTCAAAAGGTTTTACACCAACTTCGCTCATAAAATCTGGGAAGTTGTTTTCAAATAACCTATCAAATAGGTGATCGAAAGGGGTTAAAAAGTTTTCTCTTGAAATTGTTGGAAAACCTTGTTTTCTGACTACTAAGCTCATTTTATTTCTCCTTTATTGTTATTCTATGAACTAACTTATGAGTACCCAACCAATATGGCGTACTCTAGTACTATACTGAAAAAACTGTGCCAAAGCTCTTTTTATGACAAATTGACACCGCCGTATGACAGTATGACATAACTATCTAAGTTCTATATTAAAACAATGGGCTACTTTTCTTACTAGTGGATCCCATTTATTATTATTAATTTTATCTAAAAGTCTAGCTGCTTCTGCTCTATTAACAGGTTTAGACACTACACCACTCTTCCACACTATAGATGGGGTATCACTTTTACTACATTCTTCTAGTATTTTTAAAACATCTTTAAATCCTAGATATGCTTGTAAATTAGGTGCTAAACCATTTGTCTGTTCTGCTAAAAGAAGAAATCTAGCGTAGCCTGATAATTGATTGTACTTCATCTATTATTCCTCAATGAGTCAAGTTGCATTTTATATTTCAACTCTTCTATTTCCTGATCTCTTTTCATTAATTCTATTTCAGCTGATATTGCTGTAATGTTTGTTTGCTTTTTCATTGCTTCTTCAAGATTTGTTATTCTATTTTCCATTGTAATCCAGCCGTAAATTCCTGCTCCAAGCAGAGAAAGCATATTAACAATAAATTTTATATTAGACATTAGCCCAATTTTTTTAACCTTCTGATTACTAATTACATCGTATATGTCTTGATATTCCATTATTTAACTGGTAAGTTTGCAAATTGTAGCATAATAATTGCTATAGCTAAAACTACTGATATAATTGTGTGCCACCCTGGTAATTCACCTAATATTGCCCACGTCATTATTCCAAAGATTACTGTCCCAAAGCCAAAACCAATCATTCTAATATTCCATACTGCACCACCAAAATAATGATATGATAGTAATGCTGCCTTCCATAACATCCATCCAATTGGTATACCTAGCACAATTATAACCCAATCTTTCGATAGCCAATTATGCCAGCTACCAACCATAAACTGTCCTTGTATTTGAAACCACGCTATAACATTAGCAAAAAATAATAATGTAAATAATTCTACTAATGTATTCATATGCCCAGATAGTCCTCTGGATCATGATCACTTTCTTTATTAATTTTTTCCTCTCTATCTCTATTAGCTAAGTCAATTTTTTCCATTTCTTCATGTGTAAGACCATCACCAAATTCTGTATTATACGGATAATCTGGTTCATCATCCCAATTCATAGGCTTATCTTTGTCTGATTCATCTATGTCTTGTGCGATATCATCCCATTCAATAACATTACCTGTTATACTATAAGATACGTAATTAATAACTGATTTTAATAATTCTGCTAGATGATAAATTAAAGGTTTACGTTTAATGTCCTTACCTATAATTAAGGGTTTGCGCTTTTGAGACACTATAGCTTTACCTCTATGCCTATTTTACCTTTGTAAAATTCTTTACCTTGAAGCCTAGACACTTCACCTAAATTGTATAACCTAATTTTATCAGTTATTTTCCAACTGATTTTAAACTTATCTTCATATTCAAATGTAGTATTTTCTCCACTCTCGTCTGGTGGCATATAACCATCGAATGTAACTTCAATATCTACTTTTTCCCAGTATGTTTTCTTTTTAGATATACCAATAGATGCGAATGTTTCAAAGTTCTGACTAAATACATTTTCATCATCGTTACGACTAGTAAATCCGTAAGTAATATTTTTCCATTGTCTTCTCCAGTCCATCTTAAAGTATCGTACTTCTTGACTTTCTTTATTCATATACTCTGGTTTGAAATATACCTTACCGCCTTCTAACTTAGCCCAAAACAAATCATCTATGTAAAACTCCCCAAGTTCTCTTTCCCATTGACGATTAAAATAATAGTTGTTATGACTTATACCAACACTAACTTCATAGTCATCTGGGTTTGGTTGAACATTTGGTGTTCTTAACGCAAATGAACTAAATAACATTGCTCCCGCTAATAAACTATCTAATACCATTTTCACCTTCTGTATACTCAAGTAAGTTGTCTGCGTACCCTGTAATACTGTGATCTGATAGACCATCGAAGTAATCCTTATTCTTAAAGCCGCTCCATCTACCAGCTAGTCTGTCTAATGTTCTACGCCATATATTTGTGCCAAGCTCAACAGTACCTTTAGAGTTAATATAACGCAGCTCACCGTGGTGCCTATAGCCCCAATGGTAGAACGGCATCTTGGTTACATCATCAGAGTTATTAACAAACCTGTAGTGTGGTACGTCTAAGCTCTTCTTGAACGATTCGTTGCCTACTCGAGGTGAACCATACGTGTATAGTCCGTTAACATTCCATCCAGCCGTTTTCAATCTAGCCGCAACTATAGTAGCCATCGATGCTCCAAGTGAGTGACCAGTAACGATTAACTTTCTATCCTTACATTGCTTTAATACATAGTCTCGTATATGTGACCAAAGCTTATCAACTTCCTTTTCAAACCCCTTGTGCACTTTACCATAAGAATACTTAGCCTCTACAGAATCAACATTCAAATCGGCTTTAATATCGGACCATGATTTAACTTCCGTACCTCTGAATGATAATACGAACCATTCATTATCATATGCTGCATGAGCTTGTGCTCCACTCTTATCAAAGTACTTGTGTCTATTGAACCCTAAACCCTTATACAGTGGCTTAGCCTCCTTACCATTCATATAGGCAGCTTCCGAACACTTTGCCATTATCCAACCAAACGATTCTCTTTTTATTCCTTTATCCATTTACTTTCTCCGTGCTGTGGATTTTCTTTTTGCTTTGACATTTTTTGGTACTTTTTTTATTTGTTCTCTGCGTTCATTGCCTGATCTTTTGTCAACGACCATTGTTATAGTTCCCCAATGATCATTGTTATAGCCTATGAAAGATGTAACATCTTCAATTGCCTTCATGAACTTATCTATGCTCATTTTATTATCTCCTTTAAATATTGTATATATTATATATATCTTGTAAAAGTGCCTTATTTATGATTTTTATTAAGTCACTCTGATACCTTCTTCATAAACTGTTTTACAAACAGGAAACCTAAGTGAGTACTTGCCTGTCTTATCCTGCGACTCTTCAAAGTACTGTACAGTAATTTCCTTACCTATAATTAATTCAGGAAACATAAAGTATTTTTGTCTTTGACCTATTGTAAATCCTGAGCCAACTGATACTGGATTTCCCTTATGCTCAATAATGACATTAGTCATTGTCTCAATAGTTGCTTCTAATCCTGTGCCAGGATCTATAATACGAAATGGTCCGTACTCTACGTCCTGTACAACGTATTCCTCATCATGCATCTTCTTCACCTTGAGTAAATCGTTAGTTCTTTTACCCTTATACGGTGCATCTTTACGAATCATGATTCCTTCCCAACCGTTCTTAGTAGCAGATTCTAACAGTGCGTATACGTGATCTTCATCAATAACGGGTTGCATTGTTAATCCTACAATTCCTACGCTTGGAATATTCCATTCACATATATTAGCTAATCTGTCTTTGAAAGTAATGGTACTTTCGCCACTATCAAATGCTTCAATTGTTAGCATATCAAATATCTTTAATACAGGGCTATCAATTGTGTGATCTTTACGACGAACCTCTTTGATGATCGATTGAAAATCTTCATCACCGTTTTCATCAACAATACATAGTTCACCGTCCAAGACAACATTGTCATAGACCATATTCTCTTTAAGCGCAGTTTTTAAATTATCTAATGTGTGGAATTCTTTACCTGATCTAGAGAAGAACTTTATATCACCATCTTCAATACGAACAATAACACGAACACCATCAAGCTTACGTGACCAGAACCATTCATCATTCCAATCAATTCTATGCGCAACATCTTCAAATTTAGAAGCAAGTGCAACATTGAATGATGGAATCAAATCAGGCATAACACGATTAATTAATCTGGTATCAACGCGTGCCTTAAGGCTACGTTCGAATATAAGCTCTACTAGCCAGTGATACTCTAGAGGAAGCTGTGCTAAATAACCATTAACAGTACCGATTGCATCGTGTCCTGTAATACTTCTTTCTTTAAGCATATCTAATAATGTAAAAATATCACCAGTGTATTCTTGTACAAGATCAGATCTTTTCTTAATATTTTTCCAAGACACAAAATACTGAAAATATGGGTTGTACATATAATGAAGCAAAGACTTAAGTTCAGAATTATTTCTAACAGGTTCTAAACATTCCATCTTGTCATTAGTAGAATTTGATGTCTGCAAGTTAATAACCAACTCCATCATATCTTCATAGAAGGGTGAATCTGAATGTTTATACTTCATTTAATTTTCCCCACATAAGTAAATCTGTTACTAATTTATCATCCATATCTGTCCACTCTAGGGTATCTTTTTGCCACCAGTAAAGCTCACCTGACATTGTATCATAAATTTCTACTATGTTTAGCTCATCATCTTCATCTTCAAATCGAATAGTAAAATTAGTAGGATACTCATCATTCTTAATTCTCCAATCTACTTCATCTATGAAGCCACAATTTTTAATTAAGTCACCAAGCTTGACATCCCTAATTCTTTCTTTACTATCATTGTCAGAATAGCTTTCTCCAACAATGTAGTCATGTGATAAAATTACTTCTTTCATACTAATCTAAAAACATATCCCCTACTTCAATATCATCATAATCAGAAATCTCATCTAAGCCATCTGAAGTATTCTCAATATCACCTACTAAGTATGCAAGATAGTTGTCATCAGGACCGGTATTCACCCAATTAGTTTTTCTATCATCCTCGCCAACAGTAATTTTAACTGTTGTGCCATCGTTCTGCATATCAAGCAATGCTTGCATAGCAGCACTATTTTTCTTACCCTTAGTCATTAAGATAACCTCAACATTGTTGCAGGAACATTATATCTCATTGACCCATCAAGAATATCAACTTCGATATATTTTCTTTTTACTTTAAAAACCACACCCGGCTCTGTACGACCATTATTTTCAAAAGTGACATTGTCACCTTTAACAAATGATTTGGCAGCAGCTGCACCTAAAGCTTGTCTACGTCTTTTGATAACACCGATTAATGTGTTAATCTCATCAGTGTTCATAGAGTTGATTTTTTTAATTATGTTATTCATTTATGTAACCTCTTGTTGTATTTGTTATTAGAATATAGGCATTCTGCGCTTAAGATGAAAGGACTATTTTCACTTTTTTTCACTTTTTTTCATATAATGCTAAGTAACTTTTAAAACGTTTAACTATAGATTTAGCTATTATATTGCGCGCTTTATCGTCTTCCCACTTGGCACGTTGATGTGCTTGTAGGGATGTCTCTATTATATCTTGTAGTTTAGCTAAATGCTCTTGTTTCATAATACTATTCCGGCGGATATTACTAATCCTATCGCTAGCCAAACTATAATTGACCACCATTTAGGCATTAAATCTTTATAGTTCTTTTGTTGTGATTTAAGCAAACGTTTCTTTTCTAATTCTAATGACATTCCATGAATCCAATTCATTGGTCGTTGTGCAGGTGTCACAAAACCTTTTGTTCTTCCTTTATCTTTATGTCTCTTCATTGCATTTCTCCTTTACCACGTCCATCCCATTACTATAAAATGAAAGAAGACGTATCCTAATAGTGCGATTAAAAACATCTTAAAATACTCCCCTCTTTCATCAGCAGCTGTAAATGAAATCTTACCCCTCGTATACTTGTCCTCTCTTGTTACTCTCTTTTTCCCATACCAGTTTCTAGCCAT